GCGAAGAAGATGCCCATCGAGAACGCAGCCGAAGTGACGATGCTGTACTTGTACCATCGGCCACATCTGATGCTGCGCTTCCCGAGGCAGTTCGCTTTCCTGCATCGCGCGTACTCGGACATCTGGAAGCGTAAGGCTGCGTGAGCGTCCTGACCATCGCGGATCTTCAGAAGGCCAAGCTGCAAGGCAAGGCCGAGGTCCAGGGTGTGCCGATTGCCATTGAAAATCGAACCGGCTCTGTGCGCCGTTGGACAGACGAGGAAGGCAACGCCGGCAAGACGAAGATGCTCAATCCGTACGGCTATGTCGAGAAGACGATCGGCGCGGACGGCGAAGAGATGGATTGCTACATCGGGCCTGTCGATAGCTCCGATCGCGTCTTCGTGGTCAATCAGCTAGCGAAGCCGTCCTACACGAAGTTCGATGAGCACAAGTGCTTCCTTGGTTTCGGTTCGGCACAGGAGGCGAAGAACGCCTACCTGGCACATCGCAACGATCCGCAGGCGTTCGGGTCAATCAGCGAAATGTCGGTGGAGGAGTTCAAGGCATGGCTCGCTGGCGGTGACACGAAGTTGCCGACGAAGACGCAAGCGCACAGCGGGCTTGTCGAGATGACTGGCAAGTTCGAGAGAGGGACGGCCAAGCCAGGCCATAAGTACATCCGCCGTGAGCATGGCCGAATCCCTGGTACGTGGCGGTACATCTACTCGGAGCGCAAGCCCCGCTTCCGCGTCAGGCCGGAAGCGCCGGAGAAGAAGAAAGCACTCCCGAAAGCACCGGATCTGCTCGCGCTCCAAGAGAAGGTGGCGCGCCGTGGAAAAGGCGAAGGTCGTGAAGTCGGGCTCACGAAGCAAGAGCTTCGCATCTTGCTACGCAATGGGAAGTTCGCTCTCATCAGCGCCGGCAGGAATCCGCGCCTTGAATCGGAGATGTCAGAGGCAGAGCAGAAAGCGCGGCACGGCAAGCTCCGAGACCGTCTCGTAGAAGATGGTTTCGCCTTCAGCCGAGTCGAAGGTCACTACGAAGGGCGTGAGGATAGTTTCCTCGTCATGGTGCATGACGCGAAACGTGATTACGTGAAGCAGATTGGCAAAGAGTTCAATCAGGACTCCGTGATCTACGCCGAAGGTGGCAAGCAGGAACTTCACTACACGACAGGCGAGCACACAGGCAAGCGCATCGAAGGCAAGGGCTTCGAGGAGAAGCCGGAAGCGGCAGACTTTTACACGCGCATCGTTCACCCGGACGGTACGCACACGAAGTTTGCGCTGTCTTTCGACTGGGAGCGGGTGATCGCGAAGGCGCAATCTTTTTTCCTTGGCCCGCGTGGCGGCAAGTGGGCCGATCCACAGCGCAAGATTTCGTGGAAGAAGCCGGGCGAAGCGCGCGAGAGGCCGGCACCGGACGATCCGGATGGCATTCGGAAGCTCAAAGAGCGTCTTGCCACGCGTAGCAAGCCAACGCCGATGTCTGCCGAAGAGAAGGCGAAGCACCTGCAAGTCATCGAGCAGGTTCGGCAGATGGTGGCGAAGGAATCACTGAGTGCAGAGAAGGGGCACGAAGCAACGCATGCGATTCAAGGCGCTCGTGATGCGATCGAGAATGATGACGCCAAAGAGGCGATCCGTCATCTGAGCACAGTCGTGGCGTTGCTCAAAGCTTGGCACGATGAGAGCTTGGAGAAAGCTGCGAAGCCGCCTGGCGGTGGCTGGGGTCCGATCCCGAAGGGCAAGAAAGGAGGCTACCGGCGGCGCTCGAAGAAGGGCTGGGAGTATTGGTACCCGGAGGCGGTTTCGCCCAAGCCGACGCGTCCTGAAGCCGCTAGGGCAGCCGCAGCACCCGGTCCTGAGACGAAGTGGACCGAAGAGCAGTACGCGGCTGGCGATTTCGATAAGGTGCCGGCCCATTGGGCTTGGTTCCAGGTTGTTCCAGGGCATCCGCCGATCGGCTGGGAGTCAGGCGGCGTTCGGATTCACTCGAAGCATCCGGTCAAGGAAGCCGGCCACGTTGAACGGCTGTACCAGATCGTTGGGCGACCGGAGCGTGGATGGGCACGCCTGCGTGACGTGAACTCAGGCGAAGAGATGTCGGTTCAAGAGGATCGCGTCTTCCCGGTCTTCCATCGGCCACCTGTGCCGAAGGCAAAGGAAGTGACGTGGGATCCGACGACGCCCACGGCGAAGCCGCCGAAGGTCACTGGCGTTGCCGAGAAGGCTGTGCGGGTTCCTGCGTTCGCAGAATCCACGGCGAAGAAGGGCACGGCGCTCCACAAGATCGAGAACAGCTACTTCGTGATGAAGGTCATCAGGCAGCGCCACTCGGACGGGGAACTCGTCATGACGCGGCGGCTGCAAGTGGACGATGCGTCGAAGCAGCAACTGCTCGCAGAGTTCGCCGGCATGATTCAGAACGTTGCGAAGAAGGCGAAGCGCCTGTTCGGATTGCAAGACAACTGGGAGACCTGGGAAGGCAAGTACAAGCGTCCTGCGGTGAACCTCACGATGGTCGAGCTTCGATCTGCCGCGATGGAGGGCATGCTGAAGGCGATCGACAGCTATCCAGGCGGCATGAGCTTCGCGAAGCACGCGCAGTTCATCTCGCGTGATTATGCGCGGCTGCATGCGGCTCGCGAACGTTCTGGCGGGCTTGGGATGTCGAAGCGGCATTCGCGCATGCTCGGTGGCTTCATCGCCGCAAGAGCAACGGCGATGCGCAAGCTCGGTGTCGAAGACCCGACGCCGGAGCAGATTGCGCGGTTCTGGATTCTTCGCAAGAAGGACGTACATGCTGGCCTCGAAGGCAAGCCGCAGGGCAACGAAGGCGTGCCGCAGAAGAGTTACCGACTGAAGGCAAAGCGTGAACACGAAAAGCTCATCGATACGGATGTGCAGCCTGGCAAGATCGAATGGGCGGAGCGTTACGATCGCTTTCTGAAGGGCACGAAAGAGCCTGGCGACCTGACGGAACAGACTGAAACGCTCTTCCCTGGGCTCGGCATCGGGCTCGGGCTTTCGCCTGAAGACAAGGTTGTCATCCACAATCAGATGGCGAAAGTGCTCGATGCTCTGAAAGAGCACACGATTACGCTTGGCGAAGGGCGCAAGAAGACGACGTACAAGGCGGACTCGGGTGAAATCCTCCGCTTGTCACTCGGGCTCGACAGCGACGAGAGCATGAGCATCGCTGACATCGCGCAGATGGTGCCTGTCTTCCGTCGCACGGCTGAAGGCGAATGGAAGCGTCTTGCGGAACGGCAAGCGCGAGAAGTCGCGAAGACGTTCCTCGAACGTGCCTTGGATCGGGCGCGATGGACGCTGGACGACAAGGGCTCGAAGATCATCGAGCAAGCCGAGGACCGCTTGCTTCCGCCTGAGATGGCGAAACCCGGCCCGACGTACGGTGAGATTCTGAAGAAGCGAGCCGACGCTGTGCCGGCAGAGCGCGTTGCGGGATGGCGCACCGAAGAGAAGCAGCGCTTGGCAGCCATTGCCGATCGCATCCAAGAGCGTGCAGACACGATGGAGGACAGCCTGGATCGGACACATCAACTCGATCTGGTGAGGATGACGCGGGCGGCGGCAGATCGTGTAGATCGAATCGACGAAGCCGAAGTCAGAATGCGCATCGCGCGTCAGCTTGCGCCTGAGACTGCGGAGATGCGGCGGTTGGCGACGCAGACGGTGGCGGTCGAAGTCGAAGGCCATGGATTCGAGTATGGGTGGGCAGTGACGACCATGACGGACCCGGCTACAGGTGTGTCACGCCGCGTGCGCATCCGGACGTTCAAGGACTTGCGAGACCCGTGGACGCGCGAGAACATGCTTCCAGGCGGGCACTGGTACAAATCCGACGCAAACGCTGGTACTCTTCTCACGACTGGGATGATTCGCGAAGTTGCGCAATGGCCCGAACTTATGCGATTGCTCTACGGTACGTCGGACGAACTGGCTGACTCGGGAACGATTCACAGGCGCATCGTAGAAACGATGCTGGGAGTGCTCTGATGTTGCCGTTGCCGAAGGCGTGGAAGATTGGGCGCAAGCGTGCGAACGGAGTTGTCGAGCACGCGTTCGACATCCGGCGACGCGATGACGGCGGCGTAGCGATTACAAACGTGCAAGAGAAGATCACGGATGCCGAGAAGCAAGCGCTCTTCACTCATTTCGGAACGCCTGCGAAAAGCATCACAGGAAAGCTCGTAGACGGCATATCGATTACTTATGCGACGACAGAGCAACCTGGGACGCTCGAACATTTCCTGACGGCTGTGTATGATGTACCGTCGCCGTTCTCGTGGATGGGAGCGGCGAAGTGAAGCATCTCGTTCCGCTTGCGCGTGCGGTTTCTCCCGATCTCGCGAAGGCATTCCAGCGAGAAGGTGCGCCTCGTCTCGGGCACAAGTACCTGAAGCGCGAGCGACGCATCATCGGAGGCAAGCTTCGGTACGTCTACTGGTACAGGACGGCTGAAGAAGCGTCTCGTGGTGGGCAGGCTGCGCAAGAGCAACGCGTCATCGCGGGACGGAATGTAGAAGTCGTTCACTTGCCTGCCAGCGAGGTCGCAAAAGAGCATCCTCATCTTGCCAAGCAGGCGATGGAAGTCGTCGAAGCGACGATCAAGGCGATCAAGGATTGGCTGGGGATCGGCAAAGCGGTCGTCAAGAAGACGGCAATCTTCGAGAAGACGCACGATCTTCCATACATCGCGGCTGAGAAGACGGGCACGAAGGAGCGCGGCCTTGCGCCGGCATCGCGTATTGCAGATGCGGTCAAGAGATTGCCTGATGAAGTAAAAGAACTTCTGGAAAAGAAGAAGGGGGTCTCCGAGTTCAGGATGCAAGATCCCAGCGACATGGATCCTGTGTTGTTGTCGAATTTCATGAACCCGAACGAGGTTGGGGGGTACTTCGATCCGAAGACGCACCATGTCGTAATCAACGGAGGAATGGGTGTGTACCGTGAGCCGGAAGGGACGCCGCGCTACATGGGATCGTTCACGTTGCTCGAAGATGTCGTTGCCCATGAAACAGGGCATGCGGTGCATCATTCGCTCATCGATCACTTCAAGGCTGCGGCAGAGGAGTGGGCGACACTCTCTGCCGATAATTCTGAGCCGCGGATTACACCGTATGCCGGTAAGAACATCTACGAAGATTTCGCGGAGACGTTCGGTTGCGCTGTCAACTATCCGAAGCAACTCGCGCAGAAGTGCCCGAAGCGTTATGAGTTCCTTCGCAAGCATGTTCTGAAAGCAACGCTGCCTCCGATTGATGAAATCTTGAAGGCACCGGACGCCGATTTGGCGTGGTGGGACAAGACGCCGACGACATCAGCAACGCGGCTCCTCAATTACCTGAAGATGGTTGACCCGGCGCAGCCGTTTGCGGCGCATCATTCCGACAAGGACCAATTCTATGCGGTCCACAAGGACGGCAAGACGGTCTACGTTCGGATCGGTCCTCCGGATCCGGTGTCGGAAGACACATGGACGAAGTTGGCTTCACCGACCGATGAAGAGACAGGGTTGCCGACGCGTGATGAAAAGCTAGGACCGCGCTTCAAGGCGTTCATCAAAGAATTCTACGACGAGACTGGTAAGCCGCTCACGGACAAGCAGGCGTACTTCTATCTCGGGCAGTTCGACGAAGATACCGTTGCGCATGCACGCTTGGGCGGTGAGAAGCCGGAAGATTATCTCACGTACATCGCAGAACGTGAACGCAAGGCGGCGACGGAAAAAGATCCAGTGACGGGCAAGAAGAAGAAGTTCGATGATACACATCGCCTGTCCTACAAGATGTACGAAGCGCTGGGCTACAGCGCGGAGCGCGGGCACACGCGCGAGAAAGAGCGTAAGCGTGCGCAGGCAGCGCTCGCGGCGGGCAAGGACCCGCATCGGGCCGGTTACGATTGGGCTCCTGTCGAGATTACGCGCGACGAGTTCGTTCAAAAGAGTGGAACGTTCGCGTTTGGCGAGCTTCGCTATGCGCGTGAGAAGTCGGAACGTGTGTGGCCTCGTAAAGAAGGCGGCAAGGATGTACTCGTCTACGATCCGTCTCTGAAGAAGACGGTCCGGCAAGTAACATCAAAAATCTACGAGCAAGAGAATCCGGACGGGACCATCGCGCAGGTCGTCGTCGCAACGGCGAGCCCGTTCCAAATTGGTGAGAAGATCATCGCGCCTGTCGAAGTCGAGATCACAGATGAGGCTGGGCTGAAGCACCGTGTGCGCGAATGGCGTGAAGATACGGTGACCGGCACTGCCGATCCCATCAAGCTTGCGCGGAAGTACAAGACGACGGCGAAAGAACTTCTGGAAAAGAACGGCGTCTATGCGCGCGGGCAGATCATAGACCCTGTACTTGCATCGCTTGTGAATCCGAACGACGTACCGATAGAGAGCGAGGCGGATCTTCAGCACATCATGCGCGAAGCAGCAAAGGCGCGGATGACCTCTGCCGATCCGGTTACTGGACTTCCGATGCAGCATGGCATTCGTCGATGGTTCTCGGTGCAGATGAGACCCAGTGGGCCGGCCACGGAACAGTACAGTTCGTCGATTGTGCATTTGCAACTCGAATATGATGGTTTGGGTCCGCCGAAGGTCGTTGGGGATTACTGGGCGCGCAAGCTTGGCAAGACGGAGATTCGGATTGACGAGCTACTGACGCGCCGAGACGAGATCAAGGCAGGAAGCATCCGTCTACGTAGCCCGAAGAAGGTTGCTGTCGCGCCAGGCGCGCTCGTTTGGGCGCTGGATCAAAAGACGAAGCGGCGCGTCCATGCCATCGTCAGGAAGTTGCGTCCTGATGGCAGTGCCGAAGTCGAGAACGTGAAAGGGCAAGGTGCTGGCATCACGCAAGGCGCGTACATCGTGCCTCGTGTAGAGGCAACGTTCGATACCGCGGTTCCGGGGCAGCCGGATGTTCAACGGCGGTTCGTCGATCCGCTGACGGACGACGTGCTCCTGTACATGGATGACGTGCCTGTAGGTTCGAATGAGTTCGATCCGCGAGGCACGATTAAGATTCGATTGCCGAAGAGTGGCCGTATCGGCGCAGAAGAAATCAAGCGCATGCCTGGCGTTGCACTTCGGATGGGTGTGGGTGTGGGTTTGGAACAGGACGTTGTGCTCGAAGCACCGCAAGAGATTGCGCGTCTTCGCGAGTACTTGGGCGGATTCATGATGGACTCGCGGGTGCAGGCACAACTGAAACAGCTTGGCGAACATGAGCGGATGCTGGTTGAAGCGCTTCAGGACGATGTGATCTCTCCTGAAGATCTTCAGGACGCGCATGGCAACGTGAATCCGGACGGCCCACTGCGTGCGCTTGTGCCTGGCGACAAGGGCATTCAGATGATCCCGTTTCGTGTCGATGCATTGCAGAAGCTGGCTCGGATGGGAGGTGTTCAATACTTCGCCCATTCGATGGGCACAGGAAAGACGCCACTAAGCATCGCGGCTGCGTCGTTGTTCCGGAACCTGAAAGACCCGGCGACTGGAAAGCTGCACTCGCGCGCAGTTCGGAAGCGCTGCATCTTCGTCGGCCCGCCGAACACGGTCGAAAATTGGATGCAAGAGCAGAAGAAGTTCACGACGGAGCGTGCTGTCCTGCTCGGCACGAGTTCGTTGGCCGGTGCGCTCGCGATTCCGGATCTGTCGGGCCATGTGCCTTACAAGGCAGGCGAATCGCAAGAGGCATATCGCAAGCGCGCGATCGAAGCCTGGAAGAAGCTCATCGAGAAGAACCCGAAGTATTGGAACCCGTTCACGGACACGAGCAAGAACGTAGTCATCAATCATGCGTACTTCCGTGAGCATGCGAAGGAATTGGTCTTGCTCGATCAATTCGACGGGCTTGTGCTCGATGAAGCGCAGGTAGTCGCCAGAGAGAACATCCTGTCGGCTGAAATCGAGAAGTGGATGCAGAAGATGAACCTCCGCGTTCTCATGTCCGGAACGCCGCTCACGAACACGCTCGATGCGATTCCGCGCATCATGCGCATTCTGACGGGCGGTGCGATGGACTTGGGTTCGGACGAAGAGTTCGCGAACCGATATCTCGTCGAATCCGCCATCATGAAAGCAGCCGGCAAGAAAGACGGCCCGAAGACGGATCTCAATCCAGCGACCGTTGGCGAACTCATGATGAAGTTGCAGCCTTATCTCCACGTTGCGTTGCCGAGTGACGTGGTGGGCAAGACGATGCCGGCAGTTCTGTTGGACGAGAACAACCCGGCGCATATGACGGGTCAACAGGCGCGTCTGTACCGGCTCTCGCAAGCGGCGCTGACTCCCGAAGAGCAAGAGGCACTGGCGGCGTCTGGCGCATTGGGTCTCGATGAAGAAAAGATGCTCAGTGCAAAGGGGCGGAAGAAGACCGCCGTTGGTCGGAGCTACGGGAACTCGCCCGGCTACAAGCCGCCTGACGACAGAGAGTTCCTCATCTACGAGACGACGCAGATCACGAAGGACAAGAAAACCAACAAGCTGAAGGTCCTAGAAGTCAAACGGCAGTTCACGCTGCCTACACTCGATGTCATCAAAGCCAAGCGTCCAGCAGGATGGGGAGGCCGGTGGCCGACGCGGGAAGAGTACGAGCACGATCCGAACTACTTTTTGGTTCTGGAAATGCTTGCTCCCTATCTCTTCAACAAGGATTACCGTGTTCTTGCGGGCAAAGCGATCGACAAAGCGACACTCGACAAGATCGAAGCAGGTTGGGAGCTTCCGACTGGCGATGTGTGGGGTAAGGAAGGGGGCAAGGTCCGCAACCCCGAATACGGGCCTGAAGGTGCGATTGCCAGAGGGCGTCTCGATGACAAGACGGGCGAGGTAACGCCGGTCGAAGAAGTGTTCTTCGGGCCAGATGGCAAGGAGCAGATCACCATCCCAATTGGGATGAAATTCATTCGCGATCCGAATCAGAAGGCTGCTGCGAAATATTACGTCCAAGATGATTGGAACGAGCGCGGTTCCTTCACGGATACGGGCGAAGCTGGCGATACGTCGAAAGATCGGGCGGAGCGCGAGAAGGAAGAGGACGAAGAAGAGGAGAAGTCATCGGCGGAAGAGCAGAAGGAGACCGACGAGGACTTCGAGTTCGATCCAGAGAAGGAAGCCGAGGAAAAAAAGAAGAAGATTGTTGTTGCTGGACGTGGCAAGCAAGGTCCCAAGCCGGGCCATGAGGAGTTCGATATCCAGACTTCTCCTAAGCGCCGACGCGAGCGCTTCATGTTCGATCACACGATGACGCATGGCAACGCGAAGTGCGACGAGATGGAGAAGAGGATCAAAGCGCTGCTCGATCCGGTACACGGTGGTGGTGACGGCGTTCAGATGGTGATCTTCGGAAACCGTGTCGGGAGCGCAGTGCGTACGAGCGAATCGAAGCTGCGCCTCATGGGCTACATGGATGTGAACGAGGCTCTTGGGCATGCGGACATCTCGACTGACTTCGACAAGAAGAAGGCCGACAAGACGCGCAAGTTCTTCGTCTCGTACATGGGTGCGGGAGCGACGCAAGGCAATCGTGACTTGAACAGTGAGATTTTCCGTCGCCAACTGGATATGTTCGGCAAAGATACCGGCCTGTCCATGTTCGTCGCACGGGCACTTCATGGCGAGCTTGGGGAGATTCCGGCGGCTGGGGAAATCTCCGAAGGTTGGAGCCGTGGGCAGCGCAAGAAGATCGCGCAGAACTTCGTGTCGGAGACGATGACCGACAAAAAGGGTCGTCGTGTCGGATTGGAGATGCCTTTGCGTGTTGGCAGCTTCGACGTCAAGGGCAAGATCGTCCAGCGCTACGTCTACGAGACGGAGATGAAGCCGGCCGACCGCAAGCGCTTCAAGGAATTGGAGCAAGCTCGTATCGCGGCTGCGACTGAAAAAGAGGGCGATGAACTCTTGGCGCAGATGAAAGCCGTCCTCAAACCCTATTGGGTTGATCGACTGCCACTGAGTGATAGGCAGATGCGCATCATGAACAACTGTGATTTCATGATTGCATCGGACGCAGCACAGACCGGGCTCAATTGGTCCGGCGTGACGCAGCTTTTCATGTATGACTCGCTCTTCTCTTCGATGGCGGAATGGCAGCGCATCGCCCGCGCGACGCGACTGTTGCCTCCGGCGGTGCGCGGCCCGGCCAAGAAGATGATCGAGAAGATCGGTGCCTACATCGAGAAGATCGAGAAGGAGAACGGCTTCAAGGAGTACGAAGGCATCGATTCTGCGATGCGCATCGTGAAAGAAGGCATTCAGTCAGCGCTCACGTCGGCAGAGCGTTCGCTCATCAACACGATGCCGGGCGGCGCACCCGACCAAATCCTCGAAGCGTGGTTCGCGAAGCGTGCAATGGACAAGATTGCGAAGTACCGCGAAGAAGTGGCAGCGCGGCTCAAAGTGCATGGGAGAGTGCCCAACAAGTTGAAGCCGGAAAGTCCGGAGAATTTCGTTCGTCCGGAAGCCATCACGGACGCTGACGTGATGAATGAGATTCTGGAAACGAGGCTCACGCTCTTCGACCGCGAGATTCTGAAGAGCCGCCGCTATCTCGTGTCCGTGCAACGGCTCACGGTGAGCGCAGACATGCCGGTCTACGAGACGATCGTCGATAAGGATCCGACGACGGGCAAGAAGAAGAAGATCAAGAGGCCCACGGGTGCGTTTGCAGTCGAGTCGCCTGTCATGGCGGAGCGTTCGCAGTTGGCGCGAGGACGTGTCAAGCAAGTGGCCTTCGAGCGCCTTTTGAACGCGGTGCAGACGGCACAGCCGGTGAAGACGAACTACGACTTCGTGGATGTGAGGTCGTCTAGTTTTGCGAAGCTCTCGTTGCTTCCCAAGGAAATGAAGGAAGCCGAGACGGAGAAATCGATGGCGCGTTTCTTCGTTCGCCCGCAGACGGAGGTGCCGTCGTGGCTCGCCTAGATCACAATCCGCTTCTCGCTTTTCTTGGGCCAGACGACATCACGTTCAAGGGACCGCTCGACATCGAATACTTCGAGCGCGTTCCGAACGCTGACATTGCACGAGCCAAGCTCGCCTGGATCATGCGCCCTGCGAACGAGATCGAGCTTCGCAAGCGCCACGACCCTGAAGAGGTTGCCAGGATGTGGCGCGCGGTCTTTCGCGGTTGTCTGATGTTCGGTGTGCCGATTCCGGACAAGCTGAAGCCGTATGGGCGCGCAATCGGTGTCGTCTTCCCAGAATGAACTGCCCGCACTGCCAAAATCCCGTCTTTCGTAAGTCGGGAGACGGTACGAAGGTCAAGGCGAGGACTAGCATCCTCGTCTTGCACAAGGCAGGCAATGCGCAGGGCAGGGTCGAAATCAACTGCGGAATCTGCGGAAAAGGCGTGTTCGTCCCGCTGGCGCAGACGCCAGAGCCGTTTGAGCTTCGGCCGGCTACTTTGACGGCTTTCAGAAAGGCTTGACATCGGGTTCAGAACCCGCCAATCTCCTGACCGTAGGCCCGGTCGATGGGTAATCGACGAAGGGGCGCTCTCGGAGAAATCCGGAGCGCCTTTTGTGTTTTCTAGAGAGATGACCGAGACCACAGGACATCCGTTCCGCTTCGAGATCGATGTTGAGGTCTTCGAGAAGGCGGGGCCTGACGGCACGAAGGACCGCCGTATCGGAGGTATCGTCTCTACCGATCATCTGGATCGGCAAGAAGAGACATTGCTTCAGGATGGGCTCGATTTCTCGCCGTTCATGAAAGGTGGTTGGTTCAACGACAATCACGACAAGAGCACCGAGGCTCTTGTTGGATATCCGACTGCTGCGCAGCTTCGTGAACTTCCCGATGGGCGCAAGGGCTGGTACGTCGAAGGGTACTTGCTGAAGGGGCATGATCGCGCCGATCGGCTCTGGGATCTCGCGAACGCACTTCAGAAGACGGACAGGCGTCTCGGATTCAGCGTTGAGGGGCAAGTCGTCGATCGCGATCCGAAGAATCCGAGAACAGTGCGCAAGGCTGTTGTCCGTGAAGTGGCGATTACACGTTGCCCCGTCAACACACAGACGGAGCTTCAGGTGCTGGCAAAGTCGTTGGCAGCGGGCACGGGACCGGCACCGAAGAACACGCCGGTCTCGGGCTCAATGGGTGGCATGGCTGTGATGGCTCCACAGCACGGCGAGTGGGAGCACAGCGGCGAGTTGCTCTACACGGATCAACTTCGCAAGAAGCGCAAGAAGAAGATGAAGAAGAGCGAAGCTGTTCAGTTGCTCATGAAGTTGAACCCGAAGGTGACGCAACAGTTCGCGGAGCGCGTGGCCGATTACGCTCTTCGGTGGCATCCCGAAAACGGAGGCTGAGATGGCAGAGAACGAGCAGAGAGAAGTGACGTTGGAGGGTCTGGAGGCGAGCCTTCAGGATCTCGTCAAGGCAGCCGAGGCCACCGATCTCGCGAAGGCATACGGCGGTACGAGCGTCGAGTGGAGCGGGCACAGCGACGAACGCGGCAAGGTCTCCGGTGGTGGAGCCGAGGCGAGCGACATGGGCGGGCTTGACGACATGATGATCGGCAAGCTCATCGAGGCGGGCCTGCCTGCCGACATGGTGTCCGAGTTCGCGGGCTTCATGGCTGCGAAGCAGCGCAACGAAGAGCCTGAGGAAGAGGAGGAAGAGGAAGAGGAGGGCAAGGCGGGACACGGCATGGTCTCGCACGGTCGCCCGGCTCCCTCCGGCACCGCGAAGTCCATGGACGCGTACCGTGCGGACAAGGATGTTGCGGACGCAATCGACGTGTCTCCGTTCTTGGAGGCACTCACGGCGCGCACTGCGGACCAGCTTGACGGCATCCGCAAGTCGCAGGACGACTTCGCGGGCCATCAGGCATTCATCAACAAGCACGTCGCTGCGGCGGTTGCGCAGATCGGTGGGCTTGTGAAGTCGCAGGCGATGGTCATCAACGAGCTTGGCCAGCGTCTCGGCATCATCGAGCGGACTCCGCAGAAGCCTCGCGGAGCGACTTCGACTCCGCAGGCGCAGGCGCTGGCGAAGGCACTTCCCGGTGAGGTGGGCGAGGGTGGCGGCGATCTCTCGAAGTCCGAGGTCGTATCGGCGCTCTCGTACATGAACATCGAGAAGGGCATCCGGCAGATCAACGGGCAGAAGACGTCGGAGGTGATCGGCTTGCTGGAAGGTGGGTCGGTCATCTCGCAGGAGACGGTGGACACTGTGCGAAGCTTCCTTCGCACGCATCCCAACGAGGCGAAGGCCGCGCGTACGTACGCGTAGCTGAAGCAGGACGGCACGAGGAGACAACGGAGGAGATGACATGATCGGATCGTTCGTTTCAGCACGCGACTACCGCGACTACCAGGGCTTCGGAACCTCGTCGCCCGACGAACTCGCGGATCTGCGAAAGGCGCTCTTCGCTGGGCAAGATGTCGGTGCTCCGGCGGTTGCGCCTGGCGTTGGCTTCCCACTCCGAACGGAGAGCTTGGAAGCAACGCTCAAGAACCTCACCTTCGAGATGGACGAGATCAAGCTGTTCAAGTCCATTCCGAAGGTCCCGGCCACGAACACGGTCGAGGAATTCAATCGTCTCATCTCGTACGGCCAGGGAGGTGCGCGTCGCTTCAACCTGGGGTGGATGACCGAGGGCGATCTGCCCGAGGAAGAGGACACCACGTACGAGCGCGTCACGGTGCTCATCAAGTACTTGGGCACGGTCGGACGCGTCACGCACGTTGCCAACACGATTCGCGCTGCCCACGGCAACGTGATCGCGTTGGAGACGATGAACAAGACGATGGAGCTTCTGAAGAATTTGGAGAACGCCCTGTTCTTCGGTGATTCGTCGCTCATTCCTGAGCAGTTCGACGGCATCGAGCGGCTCATCACCCTCGGCGCTCCGGCGAACGTGGTCGATCTGCGCGGCAACCCTCTCACGGAGGAAGCGCTGAACGACATCCTGCTCCGCATCCGCGACAACTTCGGTATGGCGACCGACGCGTACTTCGCGACGGGACCCTTTGCCGATCTCGCGAAGCAGGTTTACGACCGTCAGCGGTTCCAGATCGCGCCTGCACCGGGCGTTCTGGGCGCGACGATCACGGCGTTCCAGGGTCAGCACGGGCGCATCAACCTGCACGATCACGTCTTCATCACGGAAGGGCAGCTTGCGCTTGCTGCCGGCCTTGGGAAGACGGATCGTCGTCCGCTCGCTCCGGTCATCACGGTGGCTCCGGCGGCGGCTGCCGATCCCGCATCGTTGTTCGGTGCGGCGGATGCCGGCACGTACATCTACCGCGTGGTTGCGGGCAACCGCTTCGGGCTTTCGACGCCGGTCGATTCGGCGGCGGTGGTCGTGGCGGCTGGCGACTCGGTGACCTTCACCGTCGCGGATGGTGGCCAGGACACGACGTTCTACGAGATTTACCGGACGGCTCCGGGTGCTGCGGTTGGTACCGCACGCTTCGCCTTCCGCGTGGCTCGTACGGGCGCGACGCAGGTGATCACGGATCGGAACAACGATCTGCCGGGCACGTCCAAGGGCTTCGTCCTGATGCAGAATCAGCGAAGCTTCTCTTGGTCGCAGCTTCTGCCGATGACGAGGATCCCGCTCGCGGCGATCGACACGTCCATCCGTTGGGCACAGGTCATCTACGGTGCCATCAAGATGTACACGCCTGCGAAGAACGTGGTGGTGAAGAACATCGGACGAGCGCTGGGCAGCCTGTAGGCTGACGACGAGTAGCTTCGGTGTGTAGAATGGCGAGCGGGCAGGGTAGCTCGCTCGCCATTTCTGTCTCGGGAGGTTGTCATGCGCGTGCGTAACCAGAACTTGGCAGGAGCGTCACTCCGGCTCCGTAACGGTGCCCTGGTGCGGGGCGATGCAGAGGGTTACTTCGAGGTGTCGGATGACGATGGCAAGGCGCTCTGCGCGACGCCTGGTTGGAGCATCCCGAAGAAAGCCCGTGACTTGGACGTTGCGCCGGCCGTAGAAACTGCTCCGAAGCCTGTACCTGCACCGCCGTCGCCTCCTGAAGCTCCACAGCCAGCCGTAGCACCTGTTCCTGAGCCACCTGAGCAGCCTGAGCAGCCCGATCCAACGGAAGGGTTGGAAGAAGGACCGGATCTTGACGCGATGACCAAAGCCGAGTTGCTTACGACAGCCGAGGAGTACGCCATCGAAGTAGATGATTCGCTGACGAAAGCGCAGATCCGGAAGATTCTCGACAAGGCAATCTACGGAACCGAGGAGTAGCCGATGGGCGCTGCACACCGAGGCGTAGATGACATCTACTTCTTCGCAGCGGCTGTCGAGCAGACGCGACTGCTGGCGGCATCTGTTGTCAGTGCGCAGATCCCAGATGCTGGCGGTCCGTTGACGCCTGGGCGTTATCTGATTCAAGTGCTGAATCAGACGGATGCCAGTGCTCTCGTCTGGATCAAGTTCGGAGCCTTCGCGACTGGGGTGGTGCTGACGGCAACGACTAGGCCTGGCGAGAAAAAGATGCCCTTGACGGCTTCTGGCATCTTCGCAATTGAACTGCACGTCCTGAAGGGGGATAGCGACCGCATCGCAGCGATCACGACGGCGGGTACGGCGGACGTATACATCACGCGCGTGTCGAGAGGGGCCTGATGCTGACGCGTGGCATGACAGGACTTGGCACCATCTTGGCAGCGCTTGATCGTATGCTGTTCGGTGATGGATCGGCCGGCGATGTCACCGTCGCGGGCGACACGACGCTGGCGTCTGACCTGTACGCCAACAATCTTACAGTCAACGCAGGGGTGAATCTCATCACTGGAGGCTTTCTCGTCGCGGTTCGTGGGACGCTCACCAACAACGGGACGATCCACCGGAACGGGAACGCGGGCGTCGGAGCGGTTGGTGGCACTGGGCTCGCCGCGACTCGGTATGGCAGTGCTCCTGCTGGTGGTGCAGGTGGAGGGGCCGGTGCGGGCGGTGGCGGTGGGGCAGCCATACCGATTCCCAATGCAAATCCGGCGCAGACGGGAGGAGCCGGCGGCGCGGGAGGAGTCGGCGCGGGCGGTGCGGGAGGGACCGTCGTGGACCTCGGCTTCCGCGCTCGGGACGTGATCTCGGCGCAGACGATGTATCTCCCAAGCGCGGCTGCGGTCAACCGTCCCATGGATGGTGGTTCCGGAGGTGGAGGCGGTGGCGGGAGTGGTGTCGCGCTCTCGGGCGGAGGTGGCGGCGGAGGTGCCGGAGTAGTTGTCATCTGCGCCAAGAACGTCGTGAACAACGGCGCAATCGAGGCGAGAGGCGGAGCGGGGGCAACGGCTCCTCTCGTTGGCGGAGGCGGTGGAGGTGGTGGAGGCGGTGGAGTTTGCGTACTCATTCGTCGATCGCGGACAGGAAATCCGCCGGCTGCACCGGGTGGTGCGATGGGTGCCGGTCAAGCGCCAGGTGTTGCAGGTGTCGCGGGTAGCACAGGCACTGCATTCGAGTTGGAGGTGTAGATGTTCGTCGTCTATTGCAAAGTCTGCCTCCCGCAGAAGATTGTCATGGGGTGGCTCAGTCAGCCTCCTTCGTCGGCTCGCGCGATTCACAATGGGCACGCCGCATTTGATTATACAGACCCAGAGAACCCGGTGCCGATCCCCATCGGCACGCTGACCGGCGTGTTCGCGGTTGCGCCCGGCGAGGAGTTCCAGCCGGATGGGGCCTGGATCGTAGCGAACTACGGAGATCGTTTCGTGCCGTGACGACTAACGGTCGTCAGAGCACTGGGGCGGTACGCTACCGAGTTGCTGTGGCGAATGGGGATGATCCGAACGAAGCCCTGCTCGATGCGTTGTCGCAGCACAACGCACGAACTGCCTGGAAGCAGGCAGGCGCTTTCATAGTCGCATTCGGGGCGGCAATCGTTGGGGCGGTCTTCTACTTCGGACAGCAAGATGAAAAGGTAGACGACCTGGGGCGGAACATGTCCTACGTGCAGCGTGAACAAGGGGAGTCGCGTAGTATTCTCGTGAAGATCGACACGCGGCTTGGCCGGCTCGAAGAGCGGGCGGGCAACATCGAGAAAGCGCAGCAAGAGACGACGAATAGGATCGAGCGTTTGGAGAAGAAGCGGCGATGAGCTTCATCCCCATCCCTACTGTCGAGAATGCCATCCCTGCCATTGGCGCGTCCGCGAAGGGCACGCGCATCAAAATCTCGGTTACCGACAACGACATCAACACCGTCATCGAAGCAGGCTTCCGGCGGCTCGTTGTCGAGCGATCGTCGGATGGGGGCCTTTCGTTCGGTGAGATCACGGTGCCATCCCAACGGCCTGTGCTGGAACAAGACAAGCTCGTCTATTCGGTCTTCGACAGAATGGGCGACCCGGACTTCTTGTACCGTACGCGATATGTGGATGACACGAAGGTTCCGGCTGAGGTTACAGATCCTAGCGAAGCAATCGTCGGTGTAGGACTCGCGACACGGAACATTCTGACGGTCGCTGAACTGAAGCAGCGCTACTTCTTTGGTGTGAACATCACGGATGACGCTGGTAATCCGCTCTCGGATGCAGTTTTTCTCCACTACATCCTGAGTGCGATCCGTTGGTTCGAGCACGAACTCGACATTCCGATTCTGCCCACGACGTTTCTGGCCGAAGCACATGACTACCATCGGTCGGACTATCAGTCTTTCAACTTCATCCAACTCGACAACTACCCGCTCATCAGTGTCGAGCGTTTCCTCGTGCAGTACCCGAGTGGTCAGACGGTCATCGTGTTTCCGCAGGAATGGCTCCGGCTGCACAAGGACCATGGGCAAGTACACATCGTGCCGACCGCAGGCACGCTCTCAGAGATTCTCGTGGGCCAAGGCGGGAGCTTCCTGCCAGCGATCTACAACGGGCTCGACTATCTGCCACAACTGTTCCATCTCGATTACACGGCGGGTTTCGAGGAAGGTCGTGTGCCCCGCAACATTGTGGACTTGATCGGGATGTTCGCGAGCCTTGGGCCGTTCAATATCTTCGGTGACTTGATTGCAGGCGCTGGCATCGCGACGATTTCGCTTTCGATGGATGGTCTCAGTCAATCGATCGGGACTACTTCGAGTGCGACGAATGCTGGATACGGGGCTCGGATCATACAGTATCTAAAGCAGATCAGGGAGCAACTCCCTCTTTTGCGTAGATATTACAAGGGGGTTAGGATGGCGGTTGCGTAAATGGTCGATCCCAAGCGCATCCGACCACCGGCACCGATCGAGAAGCCAGACCGTCTCGTAGCGATTCCAGCGACGATTGGCGAAGTCGATCCGTTCCCGAAGCTTGGCTCGCTTCAGAAGGCGAAGACGAGAGCCGACTTCCGCGCGATCGAGTTTCAGCGTGTCATCGAGCAACACGGCAAGACGGTTGTCTGGCGCAAGGCAATGCTCTGTGCTTGTCACAACGAGACGACTGGCCAGGCAGAGGTGAACTGCTTTGACTGCGAGGGGTCTGGCTACGTGTACGTTGATCCTGTCGAGATCCAGGCATCGATGCTGGGCTTCGATCGGAATCCAAAAATCTACGAGCGCTTTGGTCTGTGGCTCGACGGCTCTTCATCCATCACGGTTCTTCCGCAGCACAGGCTCCATCATTGGGACAGCATCGAAATGCTCGACAGCATCATGAGCTTTGGTGAGTTGATCAAGAAAAACAATCGCCGTGGTCGGCGTAGCAAGCTACCGGACGGTGTAGACAGCGCACGATATCGGATCATCAACCTCACGAAGCTGATGTTCAAGGCAGAGGGGGGAGGCTTCGTCTCGTTGGAACTGGGCTATCACTTCGAGATCGAAGACAACGGCTGGATCAAATGGCGCGAGCCTGGCAATCGAACGGTCGAAGACGGCACGTTCCTGAGCGTGCTCTACGATTTCCATCCGATCTGGATCGTGATTTCGCATCCGCACGCACTGCGTGATGACCGATCCGGCCGGACTCCGGAGGGCAAGGGAGCGGTACCCGATCAGGTGAACGCATTGCCGATCCAAGCGCTCTGCCGGCTAGATTACTTGCTCACGGATGCGAATTCTGCGAAGACTTTGGCAAACCCATGATCAAAGTGGACATCAGCCAAGTCGTTGCCGTCGTCACTCGGGTGCTTCCGAAGAAGTCCGACACGAAGGCGATCGTCAAACAGCTTGCTGCGAGTGCGATGCAGCAGTGGAAGCGGCTTGCCCAGGAAGGGCTCCGTTCGTCTGCGCGTGATTACGTGGCGGGACTTCAGCATCGCTACTACGGGGAGCGGGCACAGATCATTCTGACAGGCATGATGCCGAACATGATCGAGAACGGCTGGCCTGGCGGTGACCTTCGTCAGTGGCTCTTGAAAGGGCCGAACGCGAGGCTAGGAAAGAACGGGCCTTACAACACCGTGCCGTTCCGGCATGGAACTCCGGGCACGAGTGGACGCAATGTAGGTCGTCCGATGCCACCTTCGATCTATCGGGCGGCGAAGATGCTGACCCCTACGCTGACGGCACTTGGTGGTGCCGGGACGCTTTATGGTGAGCGGCTCAGTACGAGTTCGCGTGGCGTGACCCAGCAAGCAAAGCGAATCCTTCTCACGAAGGAGCGCCCTTGGCATGCCACGAGCGTCTACACAGGCATGATCCGTGAGGAGAAGGAATACGCGGCGGCGAAGCAATCGCAATTCATGACCTTCAGGCGCATCTCTCGCGTGAAGCGCGGCCCGAAGCATTGGTTCCATCCAGGCATCAAGCCGCGTCGATTCGCCAAAGCAGTGCAAGGTCACATCGCTGACATGGCCAAGACGATCGTCGTGGAAACGATTGGCGCATGACGACCCCTGCGCGCAAGCTGAGACGCAATCTCGGAGGCACGCACGCCGAGACGATCAAGCCGTTCTTTGGTGGACCGCCATTGGCGGAAGCACGGACGAACATCGTCCTCGTAGAACGCGTTCTACTCGCGATTCTCCGGACAGAGATTGATCGGCTGAAGGGCGACGAAAGTGAGTTGAATCGATTCTTCGGCCACTTCTTCGACCCCATCGCGGGAGAGAAGGAACGGAAGGGGTTTGTCGGCAACTTCCAGAATCAGCCTCCTACTGTCGTACTGGGCTATCCACGGACGACGGCAGAGTTCCCTTGCTTTGCGATCATCTTGGAGTCGGAAGAAGAGAGCGACTTGATGCTCGCGGATTATGTAGGGCAGACGTTGCCAGGCGAAGATGCAAGAGAAGCCGCCGAGTTCGAGGGTGGTATCTTTGAGCATACCTATGGCATCTATATCTATGCCGAGAACCCTGACGTCTGCATCTATTTGTACCAGTTTGCCAAGATGGTGCTCTACGGTGCGAAGGAAGTCTTGCTTGCGGCCGGACTGGTTGACCCCGTATTCAGTGGCGGCGAGCTTTCTCCCGAGGAGATGTACGTGCCGGAGCATATGTACTCACGGGTGCTGCGTGTCTCCGCGAAAGCCGTGATGAGCATCCCGAAATTGCTCTTCCCTGACCCGGCACGGGTCCGGTTGGCAGGGCTATTCATGGACGATGTAGTCGTTGACGGACTGCGCGGAGGTGTGACACCCTTTGCAGCGGAGGAAGAGGATGGCGAAGGATAAGGATCGGCGCGCATCACCGTTGCCGGCCGAGGCTGCGCCGGTCATCTCGATTCAGGAAGCACAGATGACCGCCATCGTCTTTGCGCGGGGCACCAACGCGGCTCCCATGAAGGCGTTCGTGCATGTCGAGAAGGTCACGAATCGCATGACGCGCAAGCTCACGCGTGCTCAGTGGCAAGCTGAGTACGAGAAGTTCCTGAAGGAGCCGAGGTAGGAGGACGCGGAAATGGCCACGGCAATCTTCTTCAACGGCAGACGCATCAATATTCCTGGCGCGTACTCGAAGATTGACGCGTCACAACTGTCGTCCATCAGCCCTTCGGCTGTCGGCATCGTTGCGCTCATCGGCACAGCCGAGGGCGGCAAGCCTCTGACGGTAGATTCCGAGTTTTCGGATGCTACGCGAGCGGGACAGGTTCTCGAACGCTACCGCAGCGGTGATCTTCGGAAGGCAGGGCTCTTCTGCTTTGAGCCTTCGGCTGACGAAGCTGTGCCCCAAGGTGCGCAGCGCATCGTCTTCGTGAAGGTCAATCCAGCTACGCAGAGCACGGTGACCTTGCCGGATTCGACTCCGGCCGATGCAGCCGTGATCACGAGCCTGGATTACGGGCTCTTCACAACGCAGGTCAACATCTCTGTTGCAACCGGCACGCTCAACGGCAAGAAGATCGACATCGTTTTCGAGGACGTGACCGAGACCTTCGATGACGTGGGAGGCGAAGCCGTCTTCAACGTGGCCTATGCGCCTGGCGCAGAGGGCTACGATACGATGACGGGCGTGGTCTCTGCCACGCAGTTCGTTGCCGTCGCGACGAAGGCAGAAGCAGGACTCGTTGCTGAACGATCGGCTGACATCCCTGCGCCGGGATTTGTTCGCATCTTTTCCAGCAATGCGGCAGACATCGGCCAGACAGTCACGATCTACGGACTGACGGCACTGTCCGTGCCAATCAGGGAAGTCCTGACACTGAACGGTCTCGCGGTCGTTACGGGGGTGACGACGTTTGCGTCAGTCACCGGATGCCGGAAGAGTGCGGCGACGATTGGCACCGTGACGGTGGAAGACACGGTTATCCCGACGACGCTCTTCTCGCTTGCGCCTGCGACGCTCACGCGCGGTCTCGTACTCACGACGAACACGCCTGCGGCTGGCGTGATCACGGTGGCATCGAGCGCACCGGCAGCGGGCAACGACGTCGTGGTGCGTGGTACGAATGCGGCGGGTCTGGAAATCGCAGAACGCTTCGACATGAGCGTTGCGCTGGCTGTTGGCTTGACGACCTTCGCCTCGATCACGCAGATCGAACTCGGAGACATCCCTGGCGCTACGACCATCACGATCACGCTGAACGCAGCGGTTACGAGCCATAGCTCGTTCACGACGGTGCAGCGCGTCGTGGATCGTCTGAACGCACTCGATGGCTTCACGGCAACGGCGTTGGTCTCGAATCCAACGACGTTCCTGATGACCGACATGGACTTCATCGCGGCTGTGTCCCTGCTCGGACTCGGCGGCAATTTCTTCGCAGACCTGTTCTTCTTCATCGATGCGATCAACCAGGGTTCCGGTCTCGTGTCGGCGGCGAGGGCAACGGGTGCAACGCGCGTGCCTGCCAATACGGCGGCTCCTGTGTTCTTGACGGGAGGAGTGGAGGGTACGCCGACCATCGCGGAGTTCACGACGGCATTCCAGTTGCTCCGCAAGCGGCGGGTCACGCAGATCGTCCCGCTTTCACGGGATCCGGCGGTGCATTCCCTGCTTCTCACACATCTCGTGGAGCGGGCGGGGATCTTGCGCAGCGAGGCGAACGGCTACGTCGGAATCGGTACGGTTGCAGGTGCTGGCGAGACGAAGACGAACATCAAGAGCCAGATCCAGGCTCTAGGCTCGCGGCACATCGCAGCCATCTCGCAGGAAGTGCAGCGCTCCGATCCCGACACGGGCGAATCGACGTTCTACCCGCCCTACTATGCGGCTGCCATTGCCGCAGGTATGCAGGCCGGAGCGCCGGTTGGAGAGCCGCTCACGCGCAAGCGACCGCTCGTTACGGACATCCGCAACGACTCGTCTTGGAGCACGGAAGACGATGCCGAAGAACTCATCGATGCTGGCCTGATGATGCTTGAAAAGGTGGACGGCATCGGCATCCGCTGGCTTCGCTCGATCACGACGCATCTCGCGGATGACAACGTGGTCTTCACGGAGGTGTCGGCCAACTACGCTGCGAACACGGCGGTCTTCGAGCTTCGTACTGCGTTGGAGCAGAAGATTGGGCAGCGCGGGCTTGCCGGCACGGTTGCAGCGATCAAGGGCTTGGCCAACGACGTGCTGTCACGGCTCATCGATGACCAAATCATCGTTGCGTTCCGCGCACTGCAAGTCGAGCAGATCGGAGATGTGTTCCCGGTCAGCGTGGAAATCGCCCCGGTCCTTCCGATCAACTTCATCCCAATCACCGTGCATCTCGTGGCGGTGAGCATCGCCGCGTAGGCAGGAGGTAGGACATGGCGGGTCGTGGTCTCGTTCTCTCCGGTGCGCGGGCGCGATTGTCCATCGATGGCGTGAAAGTGATGTACGCGACGAACGTCTCGTACTCCGAGGAAATCCAGCACGATCCAGTGGAAGTGCTGGACCAACTGGACGTGGCGGAGCATGTGCCGGTCGCTTACCGTGTGACCTTCACAGCGCAGATGGTTCGGGTCATCACTAACCCGATCAAGCTCCGCGATGGCGTCGTGATCATGCCGAGGCTCGAAGACATCCTGTCTAGCCCCGAATTGACGGCAACGGTCGAAGACCGCGTGACGGGTTCGACGGTGGCGAACATCGAGCGTGTGAAGTGCGTTCGTTACACGCAGAACGTAGGAGCACGAGGCATCGTGCTTCAGGACGTGGAGTTCGTGGCGATCCGCATCAGGGACGAGAGCGAAATCGCGTAGCCGACTAGCCCGCTGGCTCCGGGCTGGGGAGAGAGGGCAATGCTGGAACCGGAGAAGCTCAGGGAACAGATCGAAGAATCGTTCAAGCCTTCCGACGAGAAGGAAGAAGCAGAAGACCTTCCGCCCATCACGAAGATTCACATCGACGTACAGGGCTGGCGTGGCCGGCGCTACGAAGGCGATTTCGTCTTCAAGGTGCCGACGCTTGGGGATCAGATTGCCATCGGTCGGATGAAGGCTGCGTACTTGCCGACTGGTAGTCCGACCGATCCGAACGCGATGGTCTTGACGGAGCAGATTTGCTACCTGGAAGTCACGCTTCAGAAGCCACGTCCGGATTGGTGGAAGCCTTTCCAGCTTTACGATGGCGTTCCGGTTTCGGCGTTGTACGCGGAGGCGGTCGCGTACGAGCGCCGATTTCACGGCGAAGCTCCGAAAGCTCCCGCAGTTCCGGAAGGAGATAGCAAATCCGACGACGCCGCAGGCGATGGAGCGGGTGATCAAGCTCCTGTGGGCCGAAAAGTTCCACCTTCCGCCGAACGACGCACGGTTATTGCGGCTCACGGCACGCGACGCTCTTGAACAGGTGATTGGTATCGACGCGCTCCGCCAGCATCAGGCGGAAGAAGCGCGCAAGCAGACACCGGGTGCCATTCGCGAGACGGGTACGCCAGAAGTTCTCACGCGCACGGATGACGAAGCGCGCGAGATCGCGGATACTCCCCACCTGACCGGCGATCCGGAATTCGACGCCGTGGAGTTGGCGGAAACCGATCCGAGTCGTCCTCGTCTGAAGGCGGTACGCTAGATGGCTGAGACGCGGCATCGAACTGTTCTCGAAATTGGCGTTGATGACCGTCAGGTGCGCGGGCTCGGCGGCACGATGGAGCGGGCCTTTTCGCCCGACATGATCGAGCAGTTCGATCGCAGTCTCGAACGTGTGGTCCGTACGATGGGTCGCTTGGTCGAGCAACAGGTGCGTCTTGGGCAAGTGCTCGACCGGATGGATCAACAGGCGAGGCGGCGTGGTGCAGGTGGTGGGCCGGGCGGTGCGGGTGGCGGGCCTGGGCCGGGCGGTGGCCGTGCAGGCGTTGGGATCGGTGGCGTGGCGGTTGGAACCTTTGCGGGACAGATGCTCGCGAACTGGGCGAACCGTGCATCGGCAGTTGGCGGTGCGGCGCTGACTGGCGGTGGCTTCGTCCAGAATATGTTCGGCAGCTTGCCCTATTTCGGCTCGCTACTGGGCGGTGCGGTGCAGGGCATCATGCAGATGTATCAGTCCTTCGTCGCGCAACAGATGGCCGGCGCGAGAGGATTCGGGCCGACTGGCGTTGGTGCTGGGATGGCTGGCTTCCGTGGCCAAGCGGCTCGATTTGGCATCATGCCGGCGGAGGCTCCTGGCGTTCTTGGAGGGTTTGCTGGCCCATCAGGACTTCGTGGGAAGGAACTACTGGAAGCGGTCGGTGGGCGTGGCGGTCTCTTGGAGTGGCAGCAACTTTTTGGCTTCCAGAACCTTGCAGGAGTCATTGGAGCCGCCAGAGCGGCCGGAGGCGAGCCAGACACGTCTGTGCTCATTCCGCAAGCTGTAGCGGCTGGCCGGGCGATGGGCTTCAGAGGGGGTGAGTTGGATGAGTTCTTTGGTCAGTTTGACGCGTGGATAAGGGAAACGCGCACGAAAGGCATTCTCATCGATACGGGCAGTGCTGCGCAGTTCGTGCAAGGCGTGGCCAGGTTGGGAGGTGGGTTTCAAGGTGCAGCAGGGATGCGTGCTGCGCAAACACTGTCTGCGACGTTTCAAGGTGCTGGCCGACAGACCGGCGGAGAAGAGCTTCGCAATCTCTTGGCGCTGCAAGGTGTCGGGCTTGGGCAACCCGGAGTCACGCTGATGGAAGCGCGGCGCCGTCTTCAGGACCCACGCAGAGCGATGCAAGGCTTCATGGCGTCGCTTGGTCCGATGGCACAAACCGTCCCGACAGATGTCTTGGCTGGGATGCTGGAAGGGCAGTTTCCACAGCTTTCGCCTGAGCAAGTCACTGACCTTGCTGCCGCTATCCAGAGCGGTGGTGCAGAAGCATTTTCGATGCCTGTGGAGCAAGGTGCTGCGGGCGAGCTTCTCGAAAGTCGGCGCGCAGAAGCGGAGCGTGCGGGTGTGTTTGCCGTACCTGCTCGCGAAGCGCGCATGGAACTGGCGCGAGCGGCAATTGGCGGATCCGAGAAGGTACGTGCGGCTGCCCAATCCATCCAAAATCTCGAATTGGAACTGGCACAGGACTTTCTTCCGTCCGTGGCTGGATTCGTTCGCTCGGCTACGGACTACATGCGCCGCGCCATGGAGACGCTGTTGGACCCGGACGTTAGACGTGGCGAATCAGCGCAAGTGCTTGATGTAGTCGGTGACGTTGTGGATGAGGTGTTGGCTGAATTGCCGGAACCTGTAGCAGAGGTTATCCGTGATGTGGCGCAAACGCCTGTCGGGGCGACAGTCCTTGGCGCAGTAGCGCCGCTCTTGGATCCCACGATCCGCGAAGCAGTCCGAAGCACAGCGGCCGGGCGGACTCGTGATGAGCTTCTGGAACAGTTGCCTCCTGGCCGTGCGGAAGAAATCCGCGAACAGCAGTCGCGCGCATGGCAAGCACTGCCGTTAGAGGAGAGGCAGCGCATCCAACAGCAACTGCAACAGCAATTGCCTAGCGGCTACGGAATGGACATCAACGAGATGTTCCGTATGATGCGCGAACTCGGCATTCAGTTGCCTGCGGGTACGCAGATGCCACCGACATTTGAGAGCGAAGCAGGCGAGCCGGAAGCACTGCTCATGGAGGGGGCACGGCTCATCCATGAAGGCGCACAAGCGCTAGCGAGGTCACGCAGACCGAATGATCGAGACGTGGTGAGCTAGATGACGCATGTACCGCGAGCCGTCTATCAGAAGACCGCCACCCATACGCGGGCGGTCGTCTCTTTTCATGGCGATGAGGGCTTCGATGGTGTAATCAACGGTGCTCATCCTCAGATCGGGCGGATCGTTGGAATCCAAACGAACAAGGCATTCGGTGATGCGTCAGGGACGTTCAGCGTCACGATCAAGAAGCCGCAAGAATTCCTGGGAGCACGCTCACTCCATCGCCTCTTCCCAGATCCGGAAGACACCTGGTCGAAGATCAAGTTCGTCGTCGATGGGCAAGTCATCGATACGATGCTCGGCCTCGTAGATTCCGTCAATGAAGACACTGGGCGTTATGGAGAGGGTGCGCGGGTAGAGACGTACACGATTACTGGGCGTGACTTCGGCAAAGTCTTCGAGCAGACCGAACTCTTCGTCAACCTGCACGATCCTTCCGTCTTCCGGAACTACCTCGCCTACAAGACATGGATGGAGCAGCAAGGCGCGTTTTTGGGCACGCCGGACAAGATCATCCGTGCGCTCATCGAAGTGTGGATTGGCAACCGTGGGATCACAGAGAAGCCGTGGGAGCTTCCACGGTCGCTCGGCGCAAGCTCCCTCTTTGAGTTCCTCGAACTTGCCACGATTCAGACGATGACGTCTGGCAACGGCAATACGTTTGCGCCGCAGCTTCTTTCGCCGGATCAACGGGGTCGTCTGTGGGACGTGATGCAGGAATACTCGAACGGCGTCATGAATGAGATGTGGATTGACCTCGTACCGAATCGAGGCAGCCCGCGCGATGTCTCCAATCTTGTGCCGGGAGTCTACTTGCGTGAGCGAATGTTCCCGACGCGAGGCTCGCGCGCCAATTGGGATCGGTTGCCGACATTTACTCTGATGCCGCAGGATGTGGAGCATCGTGCTGTTGCAAAAGGAGGTGCTGCGAATCGCTACAACTATTGGACGATGGGAGTGCCTGGCTTTCAGGGCAATCAGTTTTCGACTGCGAAGTTGCTTCAGGAAGCTTACGGGTCGGCTTTTGGGAAGCCTGGCTCGATTCCGATCATCAACGCGGAGTCGATTCGTCGCCATGGCTTGCGGATGTGGGAAGGTGCGAGCAACTACTTACTCATCAACTCACCCGACGAAGGCAAGTTCTGGCTGGGCGTGGCTGCCAACTGGCTTGCGCGTGTCCATGATTGGTATTCTGTTGCGCCGTTGCAGTTGTCTGGATCTCTCATCACGACGCGCCTCTTTCCCGAGATTAGGATTGGCACGCGTATCCGTGAGGTTCGCCAAGAAGGTACCATCGTCTACTACTGCGAAGGCGTTGCTCACGATTGGCAATACCCCGGCAGAGGGCGAACGACGCTCACTGTGACGCACGGTGAGTATGAGGACATCAATCTGCTCGATCGAATCTATGCGCAGTACGACAATCCTGCGATCATCACACAAGAAGAATGCACGGACATGCTGCCTCCGCCGAGACCCGATCAACTAGATGAATCCATCAGCAATGAAGACCTGGCGAAGATTGCTGCTGGTTGTCGATTCGGTGCGTCGATTAGCCCGATTGTCGGTGACGAACTTCAGTTCGGCTTGCCTGATGTGACGTTCGTCACCGGAGGTGATGCGGCGCAAGCGCTCGCACTTGCGCAAGCGCAATTGGCGGTCGTTGGCGTAGGAGCGCCTCCGCCTCCCGATCCGAGGATGCTGCCGACTGGTACACCCGAAACGCAGCAAGCGGATCTTCTGGCGATCGGACTGACTTCTGAAGCGTTGCCTCCTCCGCAACCTTTGCAAGAAGTGCCGTTGTCGAGGGAAGCGCTCGAAGCAGGGCAACCGATCTCGTTGCCTGACCCACTTGGAGGCTTTGATCCAGAAAGTCTGAGCGAGGATCCCTTGGCCGGGCTCACCGAGGAGATTGGGCTGCCGTGAGTCGGTTTCGCCCTATTCGTACGCAGGGCGGGGCTGTCATCCAATCTGGATTGGATGCAAAGGCTCGTGGAACGTCACGTCCAGCGGAGAATCTCTTCGGCAAGTGGCGCGGCATCGTACTCAATGCGTATGCGTCTGACGCTGCGGAAAGCTTTCGCGAGTTTCAGGTGGAATGCGACGTGGTGCTCGTTCGCAATCACGTTTTGCTCCGGAACGTACCCGTACAGCAACCGAATCACGGCGTGAACAACGCGCAGCCGTGGGTTCCGAAGCCGACTACGCGATCGATTGCTAGTGGTTTGCCTCTCAATCTGAACCCGGTGTCTTTGCTTGGAACCGTCATCGGGCCTGTCATTTCGTTCGATGACCTTGACGGGGATATGGTCTTGGTCGAATTCCTAGAAGGACGAAAGGACTTGCCGATCATCGTCGGTGCTGTGAATCACGAAGCGTCTAAGCGCCTTGTGATTGCGGGTGAAGGTTGGCAAGAAGTCGAGCTTGTGTCGTCGCGAGGCAAGCCGATGCAGGATGAGTATTACCTGAACTGGCAAGGCACTGAGATTCGGATCAACAGGAAAGGCGACATTCTCATCGATACTGTCGGTGCTCACGATGACCCGGTGTTGGAGCTTCCGGTTACGGGAGCCGGGCAGGTACGCATCCGGGTGAAGGGCTCGCAGCGCTTCACGGTCGAGATGGACGGTGTGGACGTGCTCGAAGTCTCGAAGGACGGGCTTGGCAACGTCCACATCGATCTGGGCGAAGGGGCAACGGAGCGCATCGTGTTGGGAGATTCATTTGCATTGCTCTACAACGCGCACGTCCACGGGACCGCGATCGGACCGACCGGCATCCCGACCGTGCTGATGGACGCCGTGCCCGGCACGCATCTGTCACTCTTGCATCGTGTCAAGTAAATGGCACTCGATGATCCGACACTGAAGACGGATCTGCGCGATCTGCTCGATGGGACGATTGCCTATCCAGCAACGGCCGCATTGGCGGGTCCGAACTGGGCGACGGTCTACGGCGATTACGCGTTGACCGGAACGGCGAACGCCGTGTCCCCTGTCGAAGTGGCTGGAGCCCGCGCCACGATGGGTACTTCGATCGGTGCTGGATTTGCAGCAGGCGGAGGCGGTGCCGCAGTAGCAGCGGCAATCACGGCTGCGCTGGACGCGTACTGGACCGCCGGCATCACGTTTGCAGGTGCAATCAGTCCGCCCGTGCCTACCGGCAGTGTGGCGCTGACGGCGGCGCTGACGCTGATTTTCAGTGTGATTGGCGGTACGCACGACTCGAAGGCCACGGAAGTACGCGATGCCATGGCTGCTTATACGAAGCTCGTGAAGGTGACATTTCCAGGCCCGGCCGATTTCTTCGTGGTGTAGGATAGGGTTCGCATGGTCGCTGCCAGTCCGCGCCCGCAAAGCTTTTCGATCACGACCGCGATCGATGCGGTGGCGAGTCTCTTCGACATCAAAGAAGGCTTTCGCAAGGGTTACGTCTTCGAGCTTCGCAACACGCAGCAACCTGCGCCGCTTCAAGTTCACGTACTCGTACTCAATCCGAGGCGGTACACGTTGTCGGAGCCGTTCCAGGTGACGTTGACACCGACCGAAGACAACTCCGTCGTGGCGGAGGAAACCGGGTACATCATTCGTGAAATTATCATCGAAGGCACGATGGGCTTGTCTGACAAGAAGGCCACCGGCTTCGAGGGGGTGCAATTCGGCGGTTCCGCTGTGTCTGGCTCGGAGCACTTTTCGAATCTACGGGAGATGTTCCGGTGCTATTCGGAACTGAAGAAAGATCCACGCACGGCACCGTTCACGCGGATGGTCTTTCATTCGCTCCGAGACGATGATCACTTTCTCGTGGTGCCTCGAAGCTTCGAGACACCGCGCGATGCGCGTACGACACGGATGCATTACGATTACCGTATCGCCCTTGCCGTCATCGGAGACGCAGCAAACACGCTCGTTCCGGTCGTTTCAGACGAGGGCTTCGACTTCTTCTCTGACGAACTGCAAGCCATCTCTAGCGCGTTCAATGACGCACGCGCAGCGTTCGCAGAAATCACGGCGAACATCGCAGCGATCAAGCGCAAGGTAGGAAACATCGAAGCCGTCATGCTTCAAGCCGCAGGGCTCATCAATGCGGTTGGCAACATGCTGAAGGCCGGTGGAGCGCTCATCGCCTATCCGTTTCAACTCGTAGCGTCCACGCTGGAAACAGTTGACCGTGCGCAAGATAATCTCGCGCAGTCTTTCAACGACTTCGCTCCGATTCCAGATGTGGGTGGACAGCCTCGTGGGCAGACTTCGGCTGACATTCAGCATGCGATGCGGAGGATGTCTGCGGCAATTGACCGATTGGCTGTGCATCCACAGCGCTTTGGTTCGGATACGCGAGAGCGGACATCGGCAGCGTACAAGCGCGAGCTTGCGCTCACGGATGATGACCTGGAAAACGCAACTGGCGGCGCGTCGATTGGATCGAAGACACGCATCACAGTTGGTTCGGAGGCAGACGCAGGGCTCGATCTGAGTGCCTATCGTGGCTACACGCGCGTCCGTGTCTTCCGGACTACTACGATTGAAGGATTGGCGTTCCAGTTCGACGTGCCGGCAGAGTTGATCATCCTCATCAATGATCTGCGCTTCCCGTACATCGCGGAAGGCGGTGGTCCTGGCATTCTTAAGCCAGGTGATTTCATTCTCATCCCGCTTCGTGAAGGCGTGACGCCGACAGGTGCTGGCGTTGCGCCTGGGGATGAGAACCTCACAATCGATGACGCACTCTACGGTGTGGACCTCGCGCTCGATCCAGTCGAGTTGGACAAGGGGCGATTCGAGCTACTGGAAGACACGGTGCGTTCGTTCCAAGACGCACTGCTCATCCATGGCTTGGAGAACGTCGTACAAGGCACGTCCATCACGATTCTCACGGAGCGCGGTACGACGGTCTATGTGCCCGAGGTGGGCATTCGTCGCAACGTAGGCATTCGAGGCACGCTTCAGCACGTCCTTCTCGCTGCGCTGAATCTGCGCGAGGCTATTCTTCTTGACCCACGGATCGAGGGCATCCAAGATAGCTCCGTGGTGCTCGATGGCGACGTATTGACGCAGGAAATCAGTCCGATCGTGACTGGGCAGAAGGAAGCGGTAACTCTCATCCTTCCGTTCGGCAAAGCAACGGGTCTCGGCGGAGGCTAAGATGCCGATTTTCCAGCCCAGAACGCGTGTCGAAATCATCCGTGAGATGGTGGCACGGGTAGTTGCTCGGTCGCGTCTCGTTGGATTGACGAGAAATTCTGCCGTCTTCCACATCCTCGCTGCCGCTGCAAACGAGGATGCAGAACTCTACTTCCAGATGACGCGGCTGCGCGATCTGTTCTCGATTGATCGCGCAACTGGCTCGGATCTCGATGAGCGGGCAGCAGAGATCCAGCCGGCTTTTGTGGTTCGCAGGCAAGCGTTGGCTGCGTTCGGAGAAGTGACCTTCAGCCGTCCAGGCATCATCGGGGTTGTCGCGATTCCGATCGGTAGCATCGTTGCTGCGCAGGACTCGGAAGGCCAGGTGAAGTTCCGGACGACTGCCGCAGGCTCGATTCTGGCCGGCTTCACGACTTCTGCGCCTGTATCTGTCGTGGCGGTCGCAGGTGGCTCCCGTGGCAACGTTGCGGCGGGGGCAATCGTCCAGTTCGTCACGCGTATCGCAGGCGTGACGGGCGTGACGAATGCCTTGTCGTTCAACAACGGGCGTGACCGGGAGAGTGATGCGAACTTCCGGGCGCGGTTGAAGGCGTTCGTCCAGTCCATCACGCGTGGGACCGTCACGGCGCTCGAAGGCTTCGCGAAGAACGTGATCCTGGCGGACGGACGGCGCGTGCTTTTCGCGCATGTACGCGAGCCTGTGATTCCGAACGGGCAGGTAGAGCTTTTCATCGACGATGGAACGGGCAGTGTCGAAGAGTTCAGTAGTGATTTCATCGGAGCCGATGACACCCTCGTCGCGGCTGCACTTGGCGGCGAGACGCAGTTCTTCACTGCACAGAAGCCCATCCGTGATGATGGAAGCTTCTCGCTCGAAATCAACGCCATCGTACAGACACGCAACGTGGACTACGTGCTGAACCCAGCGAACGGGCAGATCAACCTCGATCCGGGTGTCTACCCGGTCGGGCTCACGGCTGGCGATGTCGTGACGGCGAACTATCGCTATTACACAGGGCTCATCCAAGAGACGCAGCGCGTGATTGACGGCGATCCGACTACGCCACTGACACGACCCGGTGTTCGCGCGGCTGGGATTCTCGTCTTTGTGCTGCCTCCGCAGACGGTCCTTCAGTCGATTGATGCTGCCATCAGCGTGCAGTCTGGTTTCGATACGACTGTGGTTGGGAATCAGGTGCGTTCGGCGCTTCAGGACTACATCAACTCATTGGACATTGGCGAAGATGTCATCGTAGCCGAGTTGATCGAACGCGCGATGGGTGTGACGGGGATGTTCAACTTCAAGTTGAACGATCTCACGGGCAGTTCGCCGGCTGCCGATCAGATCATTCTCGACAATCAAGTGGCCCGTATCATCGACGCAAGCATCACGTTGACGTAGGGAGCGTGAGATGAGCGCAAGCATCGTAATCGATGATGGGTTCGGGCCGGTCATAGGGTCTGTCGATCGGGACAACACGTTCCTCGCCACGCTCTTCACGCTCTCGAACTTCGACAACACGGGCGTGCTGGCATGGAACTGGCTCCTTCGTGACAAGCCCATCGGTTCGGCAGCAGTCCTCAGTTCGACGGTGGTGGCGTCACCGACGATCACGCCAGATGTCGAAGGTACGTATGTCATCGAACTGAAGACGTTTCTGGATCTGGCCGCGACGGATCTCGATGACATGGATGTCGAGGCGATCGGCATCCGGTTCATCGCGCCGTTCGATTGGCGCATTCCGGGTGCGACGGAGACGCTTCAGTTCTCACCGACAACTGGCTGGGCGAAAGCCGTCGAAGAGATGTTCCGTGATCTGTCCACGCTTGCGGGTGGTGGTGGCTTGCAGGGCGCATACGATTCGGGTGGCACTGGGCAGACAATCACGACGGACGCGCAGGGCTCGATCAACTTCATCCGTGGTGCTCTGACGGTAGATGCTGAAGAGCTTCTGTTCCTGTCGGATGCGAATGCGAATCCGGGCCGTACCGCCGTGATGGTGTTGATCTCGGATGGCAACGTGATCGGCGCAGGGGATCCAGATACGGTGCGTGTGGCACGCAGTGTGGCGGGTGGCCGTGCGATTCGTTCCGAGGTGTTTGCGGCTGGCGATGTCGCCTACTCTGCCGGGCTCGTAGCCCCGTCCACGGGTCTCGTGATCTTCGGTGACGGTGACACCGTGATCGGTGCTTCCGTCATGTCCGGCACGGAGAAGTTCCGTGTCGTTGGGGACGCGCGTGTCGAAGGCAAGCTGACGGTCACCGGGCTCATCGATCCGACTGGACTCGTACTCGATGAGCAAGCAACGGTGCCCGGAGGTGCTCCTGCGGCTGGCAAGGGCACGATCTGGGTACGCAACGATGCGCCGAACGTCCTCGTGTTCACGGATGATGGTGGGACTGACCGGCAGATCGCGTACTCCGGATCTGGCAGTGACACGCTCCAATCGGCTTACGACAACGGTTCATCGATCATCACGACCATTGCTGACGGTGCAATCAGTATTACGATGGGCGCGGCAGTTGGTGCGGCGGTCCAAGCACTCATCATTTCAGATGGCGGCGGCGTTCCTGAGCGCACGGCTGCGCTTCTCGAACTTTCGGATATCGGGAACGCAACAGGGCCGACGCTGCTTGTCCAGCGCACGACTACGTTTGGCAGTGTCGCCCGCTTCTACAACAGCGAGGACGGGCCGACCGGCGTTGTTGTCGATTTGTTTTCGGACGGAGCTACGCCGGCTGTCGATGAAGCGCTTGGCGTTTTCCGCTTCATCGGCAACAACACCACGCCTGCACAGATCACATACGGTGAGTACCGAGGTGTGATTCAGAGCGCTGTGCCAGCGACCGCCGAGTTCCGTCATGAGTTCCATGGTCGCGCAGGCGGACTGACGCTACGCAGGTTCTTGGAACTGCGCGGGGCTACCGATGCAGCGGAAGCAGGCGCGCTCTTCTACAGCCGCCGTCCGGCCGGTGCGATTGCGCCATTCATCCTGCGTGCCTCTGCGAATTTTGCAGCGGGCGAAAAGGTCTTCATCATTCAGGACACGGATGGCGCATCGGAATTGTTCTCCGTGGAAGGCGACGGCAAGATCAATGTGCCGGGCGCAATCGATCCCAGTATGCTCGTCTTGAACGAGCAAAGCGGCGATCCGCCCGCGCAGGCGGACAAGGCCATCTTCTACTCGAAGGAAGTTGCGACGATTACGGAAGGCTTTGTACGAGGGTCGTCAGGCGCGGTCGTTCAGGTCACGAGCAACGGGAGGCTCGGCGGCGGCGATCTCGTAGCCGGCGGCGAGATGTCGTACACGTCCGTTTCGCCCGCGACGTTGGCTATGACTGAGGATGACTATGCCGGAGCGAACGGTTTCTCGTTCGCGCGATTGACGCCGCCGGTTCCGGCTGGTTCGACGGTCACAGGCATTGTCGCCGGCAGCGATGGGCAGCACCTCATCATCGCGAACATCGGGAGCGTTCCGATCACGTTCAACCATGAGGATGCGGGCTCCGTGGCGGCGAACCGTTTGATCCTGGCCGGTAGCGTACCTGCCTCAATTGGGGCGGATCTGACCATCTGGTTCGTGTATGACGGGACGACGGCACGGTGGCGACAGGTGAGCGTCTAGGTGTAGAGTGCGCACACGCGCGATGGCTCCGCGCGTTCAAAAAGGAAAGGACATGGACGAATGGGCGACGCGAAGCAGAAGGCAAAGGCGAAGGAAGAGCAAGCGAAAGCAGCCACACGAGTCGAGTTCGATTGGATCGAACGCGCGATTCTCATCCTGCTCTGCCGAAACATCCAAGTACAGACGACGGCAAAGATTCGCGCTGCGTCTCGTACTCTCGGAGCACTCGAAGGAAACGACTCAGAATGGGAGTCGTTGACTGAGGCCGACATCATTGGTGCGAACGCTGCGGACCTGGCGGCGAAGCAGCCTTCGATCATCAGCCTGACGGGTGAGATGGTGGACTTCTTGCTTCAGGATGTGATCGAGAAGGTGGGCATGCGAGGCATCATCGCACGTCGGATGGGCAAGCCGATCGACAAGTTGATGCTCGTCAAGAGCGGTGACTATCACTTGCCGGGCGAGGACACGGAAATGGAAGAGGTGGAGGGCGCGAACTAGATGCCGTGGGGTACTGGACCGTGGGGTGAGACACCATGGGGCACTGGCGTCGAATTTCCGCCGCCCGTGCTCTCTGGCATTTCACCGACCATCCTCGCAGAGCAAGGCGGCACGGTACTGAAGATTCTTGGCGAGAACTTCTTCGCGCCTGTGCAAGTGGATGTGCTCGATGCAGGCGTCGTGATTGCCAGCGGCTTCGTGTTTGACGCCGAGTTCGATGTCGAGCAGAACCGGATCTTCGCAGGCATGCCGGCGCTGCCGACTGGCGTCTACGATCTGCGCATCACGACGCCAGGCGGCGATTCCAACACGCTCTTCGATGTACTGGACTACAGGCTCTTTGCGGACGAGTCGAAAGTGCAGCGCGTTCGCATCGGCTTCGCGCAACCTTGGCGTACGGGTCCGAGGCTCTTCACCGACAGCTTGATTGGTCTCTAGTGTGGGTCTCTTCTCCGCCATTCTCGATGCAGTCTTCGGCTCCGATGAACAGATCGGAGGCAAGCCAGTCACACGTCTTCTTTCGGTGCTCACTGACACTGAACTTGCGGAGATGGTCGTCGAGAGCACGATTGGATTCGGTGAGAACAATGATGGCTTGAACGACGCGAAGCTCTTGCTCGGCGGCGAAATCGTACTTGCGTCCGGCAGAACGATTGCGGACCCGTTCAAGTTCACTGGGCTGACACGCGCACAGAACAGTACGACGGCGAAGAACCATTCAATCGGTACACTCGTCTTCGATCTGTCTCGCAATGCGTCGGGGATGGACCATCTGCGCCGAGGCTTCCTCATAGACACAGCGCTTGGTTCCGATCTCGATGTCATTGGCCGAAACTTGGGATTGGAGAAGTGTCCTGGCATCACCGATGCGCAGTGGCGTGCGATCATCAAGGCGGTTGCCTATTTGCCGAAACAGACACGGGACGCATTCGACAAAGCGCTCGAAGCGCTGGTAGGCGCAGGCAACTTCACGCTCAACGAAGAATTCATCACTGACCCGTGGAAGGTCTTCGTCGAAATTCTTGTCGCGCTTTCGACCGACATTCGAGGGCGTTTCCTCCTCAATGGCGGTGAGCCGGCACTGACGACTGGGCTCTTCACGGTCGATACGGCGTATCCGATCAATCATGTCATCCGTGTCGTGGATGACTTGCCACAGACGCGACGGGGCTACCGTGACGGTTTCACGGATTACTTCGCCGGAGGTGCTTTCCTGGGCAATACGATCACGCTGACCGTTTCGCCGGGAGGCATCGGTACGCCTGTGATTGTGGACTACGGCGCTTTCGAGGCACACTACCTGGCGGACGACGAGACTATCCTTCATGACGAAGATTTCTACGCGTACTTGTCCGACCCTCTGCTCGCGGCGAGATGTCTGCTTGATCAAATTCGAGCGGCGGGAATCAAGGTCGAACTGAGCGCAAAGGTGTAGGAGTAGGAGAATCCGATGAGAGTCGTTCGATACGATGCGCAGGAACGCGTCGATATTCCCGACATCACGGCGATGAGTTTCCTCGTGCTCGGGGAATTCCGCCGCACCGTGCGCACGGTGATTCTCGGGAGCGAATCGAACTTCGTCGGACGTGGGTTCAAGGTGGAGCCGCAGGCAGTGCCGGATGCGACGGTGCTCATCAAGCTCGACCCGGGCGGTGGTGGGCCGCTTGGATTCTTCATCGGCGGCGAGAACACAGGCAGCGTCGAGTTCGGAGTCATCGCAGGAGACAAGAACTCGGTCGGGCAACTCGAAGGCAACGCGACCACGACGCTCGACTTCACCGGGCAACCGGCTGCCATCTACACGGTGCAAGTCCGGTTCACGTATGCGGACGGCGAGAACGACAATCGTGTGTTCTGGAATCCGGTGCTGAACACGGAGTTCACCGCAGCAACCGATACGCGATTCCTACCGACGTGGGAAGCGAGATTCAGCGGAGCGCCTTCTGCCGAGTGGGTGGATCTCGCGACCGTGGATTGGGATGGCGTCGGGCCGATCATTGCGGCAGACATCACAGACACTCGGAATCATGTGTTCGAGGGACAGAGCCCGTTCCAGAAGACGACCTATGCGGCGGCGGGTGGCCTGCCTGACTTCACGCGCACAGCTACGCGCGACGACGGCTCGATCGGTCTGCAAGGGCTCTACGAGGTCGTTCGGGCCTTGGCGCGGCAGATCCAAGACCTGAAGGGCCACGACCAAGCCGGCTTCATCAACTGGTTTGGACGCATCGTCAATCCGATCGCGCTGCCTGCGACGCACCCGAAGAGCATTCGCAGCATCGATACCGTGACGTACACGGTGGGTGATGGGATCACGGAGTTCGGGGATTTCTTTGGCGTCAACGGGCTGGACGATTGCCTTGCACACATCATCACGAACGCTGCTTCGTTGCCTGAGCATGTCGTCATCGTTCTGAAGAGTCGCCAGACGGCAGCCTTCAGCTTCAACCTCGGTGGTGCGGCTGGAACGGCACGGACCATCACCGGCACGTATGTCGAGATCATCGGCGCGACTGGCGGGCTGAACGACGGAACGAACGACGAAGGGCAGATTCAGATCAACGCGGACAATTTCGCCGCTGGTACGACGTGCCTGACTGTTTCCGGCACCGGGTCTGGGCTGACGCTCAAGAATATCCAGGTTCTCAGTCCGACGCCGCTGAATCTCACGCTCTTCAGCACTTCTCGGAACTTCCGGATGTTCCATTGCAACATCCGAGGACCCGTTGCTAGCGCTACGACTGGCTACGCATTCCGTGTGGCGAACCCAGCCAATCTCCGTATTGAGAACTGTGACATCGAAGGGCGCGTGCGCATCACTGGCAATGCCACTTCGTCTGAGGGCGGTCGCATCGAAAACACGAACTTCAACGGCTGCGGCATCGAACTGACGGATGGCGCGGCAGCCATCGCGCAGAACGTGACCTTCGAGCAGTGCCGTTTCAGCGGGCTCGACTTCGACAATACCGAAGGAGTCATCGACGGACGTGGGGCCTCGAACATCCGGTTCATCGATTGCCGCCTTGAAAGCGATGACGAGGATCACGACATCGTACGGCTAGGGCTCTCCGGCACGGTTGCTTCGGAGCACTGGCTCTTCCGAGGCTGCACGTTCGTTGTCGAGAACGGTGGCGTGCATGCGGTCAACGGAGGTGTAAACGGATTATTCGGTACTGGTTGGTGCGTTTTCGCGAGCAACACGGATGCAACTGATCAGATGCGGGACGTGCTCTTCGAGGGATGTATTTTCGCAGGCAATTCGGACGGCACGATTGATTCAGGAGGCATCTTCGTTCGGCAAGGACGTAGGTTCCGTGTCATCGATTGCACCTTCCGCGATTTCAAAGCCGCAGTCGGTGCTGGCTCGCGAATCAGACTCATCGAGTTGAATGGTGGTGGTGCTGGGCTCGTGAGCGGGCATGCTGTGCGCGGTTGTTCGTTCAGCGATTGGCGCACGGGACCCAGCACGCGCATCGAGACGGCGCTGCTTCTGAACGGCATTGCGCATACCGTTGTCTCTGATTGCCTGTTCGACGGGCGTCTGAGTGATGGCACGGACGCAGGCGACCGGCCGGGTGGCGGTGCTATCGCGATGGCAACGTCAACGTTCGGCACGATCCATCAGAACACGTTCCATCGCTGGGATCCTGGCGTGACGTCATCTCCTGGCGGTTGCATCTTCCCATCGGCTGGCCCGAACACACACTTCACGTTTGCTGGAAACGTCTTCAACGAGTGTGGTTATGCACCGATTGACATGGCTGCGATTGTTGGTGAGGCGGCGCGCAGCACGTATGTCGGAAACGTTTTCAAGAACGCGACGGCGACAGCTTCTGATACGCCATTTGGCATCACGAGCGATGGCGTAGAGTGTACGTTCATCGGGAATGTCGGAGACTTCACGGACGCGGGTGGTGGCGATCCGGCACTCATCGCTCTGGGTTCGGGTGCAACGGACAATTGCGTCTACGGCAACTCCGGTGGCGATGCAACGATCGAGAAATCAGGCGTTCTCGCCGTGAGCGGCATCCCGGCGGTGGTGCCTGTGGCTGGTGGGGCAGACGAGTTCAACCGCAACAACGTGAAGGACTATACCTAGTAGGAGGGCATCATGGAGATTCTGCCTCACTGGCCGTTCTTCGCAGCGGCGATCATTTTCGGCGTGGTCGGCAAGATCGTCAAGCGGCTCGTACCTGCCTCGAACGCAGGATGGAAGTTCTGGTTCCGGCGTTCGCTCCCAGCGCATCCGATCCTGGCTGGGCTCGGGCTCGGGCTCATACCCGGCATGCCGATCTCGCCGGGTGTCGAAAACACGGCTGGGCACATGGCCTACTTCGCGCTCGCGGGTGCCCTCTCGACCAACGTCTACGACTTCATCCGGCACTGGATCAAGAGCCGTGGGATCAAGCTGTCGGACGAAGGCTCGACTACCCCGCCTCCTCCTACCTAGACCTACACCTCCTCAGAATCCAGGCGTTTGGCTATTAGGCGAAGCAGCCTGGCCAAGAGCTTTCTGGGACCCAGGCCATTGAGTTGGACGCGTCCAGCAGGCGCAGGCGCAGCCGGAGAAGCTGTTTCAACCTCTGCCTCACCCCACTTCTGACCGATCCGGCTTCCCGGCACGAACTCGGGCACAGAATCGGGTGATGAAGTCGGCTTCGTCATTGGCGCGGAAGAGGGCTGCGATTTCTGTGCGGGCGCGTTCGTCGGTGACATCTGCGAGGATGGCTTCTTGACTTCCTTGGGCTCCGGTGTCGGGTCCGGGTCTACCAGTCCGATCGCCGGGTGCATCACTCTCTTGTCCGGCACGCTGGGCCTCCCGTTGTGCTTTCATCCTGGCAGCGAACTTGTCGTCGGGCAGTTCGCGACTTGCGCGCACCTTGTCTTGCTCGAAGATGCGCTCATAGCGCTTCTTCGTTTGTGTGAGCTTCGTCAATCGCTTCGTCCATTTGGTGCGCAGCACGAGGTTGTCGGCAAGCCATTCTTTGCACTTCTCGATGTCCGCCAACGTCTTCTTGTAGCGCTGCATCTGGATCGGTTCGGAAACGACAGGCTCCGGCGGCGGTTGAAGGGGCAACTCGCTTGCAGGCGAGACGTTGAGTTTCTGGAAGATGTTTTGGTCAACGAGCGTGGCGTACGCGCGCTTGCGTGCGTACTCGTTGCCGAAGACTGCGTACTCGTTGCCGAAGACGTTGAACAAGAAAGCACTCGTGAACGCTCTGGCTGCTTCCTCGTAGGTGATTTCCGGCGGAAGCATGACGGCTGCCTTTTGCAAGGCAACCCCTGTACGCCAGGACCATCGTTTCCGTCCGCGCTTGACGATGACGATCAATGCGTCCCAGATGGTTCGCTGTGCCTCTGACGGGATTTCCGATTTACGCAGCGCACCGAAGCAGGCAACGGCGAGCCCCTTCAGTTCGGTGGTCGCGTAGTCTGTTTTGTTGACGAGCTTCATCAGTTGGTCCTAACGCTCGTACTGCACCGGCAGTTCACCGTGCTTCATGTAGTCATCTACCTGATGAGCCGATCACGAGACGTTCTCTCCACGGAAGCCATGAGGCGCATAGACGACGAAGAACTGCTCGCCGCCTTCCAGATTGACGGTTTCATCGTCGCGCAAGAGCCGGAAGGTCTTCGGTCGGCCAAGCTCGTCTTTCTCGATGACCTGAAGGACGGTAGAGATGAACTTCTCGCCGCCTGTTTGGATCCATCTAGGCTTGTGCTTCATCCAAGTACCTCCTTCGCTTTCGCTAGCGCTGCGAGCATGACGCCACGAGCATCGCAGATGCCATCCATCGGTAGTTCGTTCAGCGCATTTGCGCCGGCTGCTTCGAGCACACGAAGAGCATTGCGTACCCGTTCGACTTCTTTGCGCAGTCGTTCGATTTCTTCTGTGGCACGATCGCTCATCCTTCCTCCTTCACGGCGATGACGCCCTTCGTTGCGCGCCGGACACTCGGCACGTACGGAGCATCTTTTGGTCCCTTGATGAACGCATTCCGCCACGAAATCAGGACGGCGATCCATTCGTCGGGCTCGGGCGGTTTCATGCCGCGCTCCAAGAGTACCCGATACGTATCGGCGTCCAGCTTGCTCATCGGAGGGACGAAAATCTTGTACTCGCGCTTCGTGAGGATGCGTTCGAGGCGCGGGTCAATCGGAATCTTGCCTCGCCGGACACGGACGATTTCGTGACCACGGACGTCCCAGCGATGGCTCCACAGCACCTTCGTCTGGCGGCGGAACTCTTTGCGTGCGGACGCTCGGATGAGCGTATCGTGCATGTAGACCGTGTAGTAGGGCGGTGGAATAGGATGACGCAGGCCCATGTCGGTGCCGGCTCTCTTGAACGACTTCGCGTCTTCCCAGCGCTTCGCTTGCTGTTCGATGAGTGCGCGGTGCTCGTTGATCCCTGCGATGGCGGCGTTCACGATCCAGGGCATCAGAGAGTAACCGAACGCCCAGTAGGCATGCTCCGTGGTGCGGTGCTGCACCGTGTAGAACTTGTGTCCTTTGTCCTCATCCATGCCGGCGTACAGGAAGTCGGTAACGTTCCCATCGGAGGTAATCAGCGTCGCCATGAGCAACGCGCCATCTTCTGCCAGTTCCTTCGGCAAGCCGCGAGCGACGATGTTGATCTCGTGCATCGGAACGCCCGTACCCCATGCGAGATAGCAGGTGTCGAACGGCATCTTCTCAGGCATGGCGACATCGCGGCCGGCTTCACGAATACGATGGTAATGAAGCTTCGCCTCTTCGTCGGTGACGCCTCCTGGTGTTCTCGTCTGCCAATCTTCTTCGCGAGTCGGACGCCAGTCGAGACCGGCGATGACCTTGGTCGTGTACAGGTCCGCCGCATGATGCAGAGCGACATACGCCTTCACACTCATCTCGAAGATGCGTGCAGTACGCATCTTTGCCCAGATGAGTCGGTTGTGCTGCATGGTTTCCTCGTTCGGAGGATTGCCTTCTAAGTCTTCCATTTTGGATGCGCCATGAAGGGCAGACATGCACGCGATGTAGGTCTGGACGATGTGGTCACGCGCTTTCGGTTGGTCGTCGATGATGCGCCAGGGAAGCGGCCCGCCAAGCTCTTCCATCGTGCGAATCGTCTGCGCAGCCAGCACAGCAGACTCGCGCTTCGTCATCTGTTCGTTGGTATGGACAGATGGCTTTCCCTTGAAGTGCTGGGAGAGCGCTTTGCGCCCTTCTTCAGCATCATGATCGGCGGCGAATCGGATGCCTGTGTTCCAGTCTGTGCCATTTGGATTCAGGCGAACGTGATTCGCTGCCGTGACGACCAAACCAATCTTCTGTACGCCGGGAGCGCTGAGTTCGAGATTCCAGAAACCCCACTTGGCGCGGAGCCGCTCGAAGAGATCCCGATGCTCTGGCGAGACCTTCTGGCTGATGAACGCCGAGTTCGGATTGTCTGGAAGGTGAATCCAGAGGATGCGCCTCCGTCCCTCTTTCGGGCTGTCCTCTCGATCGCGCCAGGTCACGATGAGCGTCTGTGCGCTGTCGTCAAGCGCTTGAAGGGCTGCGTAGAGTGTTTCGCGGCTGGGGAACTCCGCTTGGACAATGGGATAAATTGGGACCTTGCGTCCGCCGATGAAGGGCGCATAGATCGCGCCGACCATCGACTTCAGCGGCACGTACGGGCCGGGTTTCGTGCGCATGTTGTTGATGAGCAAGCCACGCTGCCCTTCGCCTTTAATCAGGTCTTCTACGATGCGGGTCTTCTCCTTGTCGGGATAGGGCAGCTTGTTTATGATTTCATCTCTGGGCTGCTTCTCCTTTTCGTCCGGCACATCCGATAGAGTACCTGATGCAGCACGGGTTGCGAGGGAGGCGAACTGTGTGAGAAAACGAGACCTGGACCCGAACGAGCCTGGCGGCAAAGTGCTCCCGCTTCCGTTCTGCACGCCGCACATCGTCGAAGACGCTGAAGCAGAACTGCGGAGCATGGCGGCGACTGAGAAACGGCTGCGCCGGGCCGCGGAGCGACGAGCACGGCGTGTGATTGCTTCAGCAAATCCACTGCTGGAAGGGAGGACGTTCTTGCGCCAGTTCTTGCAGATCCCGAAAGATTTGATCGAGTGCGGGGAATTGTCCGCGCCTGCGATTTTTCTCTATGGCGAGCTATTCCACAGATGGAATCGCCGCAAGACGCCTGACTGGTTACAAGCCACGGAGGATGACCTTGCAAAGTCAATCGGGACGAGTGTGCCGACGATCAAGAGAGCACTTCGGGCACTTCGCCAGCACAAGCTGATTCTGGTTTTGTCTGAGCCGGGCAAACCGAACAGATTCGGTCTCCTGAAGCATCCTTTGATTCAAACGAGAGGTGAACCGCAGTACTTCCGGCGCAAGCGCTGACCCAGATCACTTTGACCTGCCTTGAGATGCTTGCGACCCAGATCAAATTTGATCTTGACCCAGATCACTTCTGACCTCCCCGGTACACATGGTATAGAGAGAGGTACCCATACCGATACTCCCTGGCTACGTACCTTCGCTTCGCTCAGGTACTACGCTACAGGGAGGGGCGCGCTCCGCGCGCATTCCAAATCTTGTACTACTTAGACCCGTGATCATCACGAGAGGCAACAGCTACTCCAAGCTGCATCAGGCTCCGGCCGAGTTCCTGGCTTCCGTTGCACGGCATCTAGCGATCAAGCTGGAACTCGGCAGCAAGAAAAAGCCCATCGTGAAGGGGGTTCGTTTCGGGAGCATCTTCTGGCACGAAGCCATGCCATACGGTTCGATGCTCCACGGGAGTGTCGTCCCTGCCGGCCTGACGTATCACGTCGAAGCGCTGGCCAGGATGTACAGGGTGCCTTGCGAGGTTCGAGATGTCAGGGTGGTGCCTCCGGCCAATCACTCGTGGCGTTCGGTGGTGTCGTCCTGGCGGCCCTATCAGGATGAGGTTCATGACAGGCTCTGCCGGGCAACGACCGGGATCGTGGATGCACCGCCTCGCTCCGGCAAGACGCTCATGGCGGTGCGCATCGTAGATGAGCTAGCCCAGCCGGTCCTCTACGTTGCGCCCAGCGTGGCGATCGTTCGGCAGACCTACGAGACCTTCCAGCGGTTCTACCCGAACGACATGCTGGCCCGGCTGGACGGCGAGGCACAGTCTTACGAGAGGGACGCCTCGAAGCAGATCGTCATTGCGACGGTTGCATCTGTACTGAAGCAGGATCCGGATTGGTTCAAGACGCGCAAGGCGCTCATCATCGACGAGTTCCATCACAGTGCGGCGGAGTCCTACCACCGGCTCTCGGCGCTTGCGTCGGAAGCTTATTTCAGATTCATGTTTACTGGGACGCACTTCCGGACAGGAACGGACACGCTGGCGATGGAGGCTGTGTGCGCGCAGGTGATCCAGAAGATTCAGTTGGCCGACCTTGTGCCTGATTATCTCGTCCAGCCGCGTGTGTACTTCATTCCGACGCGGGCGATGCGTGTGCGAGGGAGGAACTGGAAGGAGGCGTACACGGCAGGCGTCGTCAAGTGCGATCGGCGCAACGGGCACATCGTGACGTTCGCGCTCTCGTTGGCGCGCAGTGGAATCCCGACCATTGTGCTCGTGAAGCATCGTGCGCACGCGGACGCGCTTGGCCAGATGATCCCTGACTCCGTGGTCGTCAAGGGCGGCGAAGACGCACTGACGAGCGAAGCCGTGCGCGAATTTCTTGCCGGAGCCTTCCGAGTTCTGGTAGGTACTACTGTTCTGGGCGAGGGTGTGGACCTGCCAAATGCCGGAGCGCTCATCTATGCGTCAGCGGGATCGGACGGAGTGACGATGATGCAATCGTACTTCCGCCCATTGACCGCTCATCCTGGCAAGCAGATTGGTCGCATCTACGACTTCCGAGACACTCATCACAAGTTGTTGGCCCGCCACTCGAACGAGCGAATTGTTTTCGCTCGAAAACATCTAGGCGACTGCGTGGTCGTCCCGTGAGAAAGGTGCTCGAACATGGATCGCGTCCCGGCCGTGCTCACCGAGTTCTGCGCGCTTTATCGGAAGTACGGGCGACCGATCACGACAGGGCTGAAAGCGTCATCGAGACAGCATGTCGAGACCTATCTGAAATGGTGCGACGCGAATGAAGTAGACCCCATCCTTTTCATGCGTGACCGTTTCCGTCGTGTCGCGCTCGCGTCGAAAGGTTACCTGCCCGGTTTCCGGAATCTTGCGAGCGAGAAGTTGCTCGCTGCCTGGAAGACTGGCGAGAGCAGGGCACATCGTGAAGCGGCAGACGCACGGCTGACACGCGAAGCAGCCAGCACGGCATCGAGGCAGCACTTCGATTCCCTCCGCGCGCCGCCGCGACCTGCACAGGAGCAGTACAAGCGGACCTACGTCCTGTCTGGCAGGCCGGAGCTTTGCCGGCTTTCGTCGCAGCACTCTGGCGGTTATCATCCGAAGTCATCCGTTTGCCCAACGTGCCCGCAAGCAGTCCGTTGCGCGCAGGATCTGAACGCGCAGCACGGCTTCGATCTCGTCTCGGTTCGCGCAGCGTCCTGAACATCTGGTAAGGGGCGGCGGTGTCCTCATTCACGTTCGACGTTCCGTTCCAACGCGCGATCCTGCGGCTCTGCATGACGGACGAAGAGTTCGCCGTGAAAGTCATGGAGCACGTCGAGCCAGGGCACTTCACGGCGGAGCCGTTGGGCTGGGTCTATCGCGAGATGAAACGCTACTGGGAAACGTACGGCATGCGGTGTACCGATCTCCCACTGCGCCAACTCGTGAAGAGCCTTTCGCCAGAAAAGATGTTGCGCTACGGCTCCGAGGTGGAGCTAATCATCCAACTCGGAGCCGTAGCCGAGAGCAACTACGTGCGGCATGAACTGCGCGAGTTCATCCGCCGATCGATCTTCGCTGTTGCGCATCGTGAGTCGGCCGCGCTCTTCAACGACGGCAAGCACGATGCTGCGTATGACGTGATGGCCCGCGCGCAAGAGCGGATCGTCAACGTGGACTTCGACGCTGAAGACCGCCAGTGGTTCTTCGAGGAGCTACCCAAGAGGCAACGCATCCGCTACCGCGCAGCCGTGTCGGGAGAAGCCGATGCGTTCATGACCGGAATTCACGAGCTTGACCGGATGGCGGAAGGGGGCGTGCATCGGGGAGAGTTGTGGGTCGTGTTCGCCTACGCGAAACGATGCAAGACGACCTGGCTAGTGAATCAGGGATTCCATGCGACCCGTGTCCACCGGCAACCGGCGCTGCACATCGTGCTCGAAGGGAGCGGAGATCAAATCGGAGCACGCTACGATGCGTGCTTCTCACAAGAACTGTACACGAACGTGAAGAAGGGAGAGATTGGCAGCGCGATCTACAAGGCGATGCAGGAAGATTACGAGTCGCTTCGACGCTTGCTCGTGATCCGCACGATGAACGACTGGAACATTTCCGTCATGCACATCGTGGCAGAAACGAAGAAGCTGAAGACGCTTGGCTTCGCGCCGAGAATGCTCATCGTGGACTACATGGACTTGCTCCGTTCACGCGATGCCGTGGACAGCGAGACGCAGAATCAGGTGAATGCCGCGCACGACCTTCAGCGGTTCATCAATCAGGAAGGGCTTGCGGGATGGAGCGCATGGCAGGCACGCCGACCGAAAGAAGGCGCGAACAACAAGCCTCACATCCTCACGTCGTCGGACGTAGCAGATGCCTACGCGAAGGTCCGGATCGTGAGTGCTTACGGTTCGCTGAACGCGACGGATGACGAGATGGCGAATGGCTCGATGCGCGTGTTCTGGGAAGGCTACCGCGATGGGCAAGTGAACAAGCTCTTCCTCGTCTCGAACGACTTGTCGCGGCAGCGGATGATCACTACGAGCGAAATCGCGAAGCCGCCTGGGGCGTCGTCATGATGAAGCGTGTGTTCACAGTCGTCCACAATGACGGAACATGCGCTGTGGAGCGCATCGTGTCGGAGCTTCCGTTCATCTCACTCGTGTGCGGCTTCTTCGTGATGAAGCCAGCGGACGTGAAGCTGCGTACGCCAACGTGCCCTGCGTGCTGGCGAGCTTTGGATTGGCCCGGCGATCCGCCGATTCCGCGCAAGGCGCGCGAGTTGCCCGAGATTGTGAATCCGGTACGGAAAGCACGGGCACTATGAGTGACCGCGTATTCTGCATTGCATCTGGCAGGGAGGCGCGCGTCATGCGCGAGTGCGGCAAGTGCAAGCACGGGTACTGTGTTGCGACGGTCAATCTTGGGCAGGCGTTTCTTGCGATGGAGAAAGCAGAGAAGCAAGACAGTGCGTGCCCGCGTTGCCATCCCGTTGCACGCAAGGCGCGTGCGCTTCCGGTCACAACGGCTGCACCGCGAAAGGCTCGCGCCTTGTGACGTTTGTGAATCTAGATCGTGCGCTCGCGAATTTCGATGCGGCGGTCTTCGCGAAGCGCCACGGCGGCAGGAAGGAGTCGCGCGGCGAGGGCTCGTACGAGTACCTCTTCCCGTGTCCGGCTTGTGGGAGCTCACGTCTGCGCTGGAATGCGCGCAAGGGATCCGGTGCGTGGATTTGCTGGGGCTGCCATCGTACGGGAGACACGATGTCGCTCGTACAGCTACTCGAACGTACGGATGAGCTTGGCGCAATTCACTTCATCCTAGACGGCTATGTAGGTGGAGACGCGCCTGTGGAGCTTGCGTCGATGACGAAGGCAGCGGTCCTTCGTGACCGGCAACGTTTGCTGCGCCTCCCGCAGATGGCTTGGCCTGACGGTGTAGACCTACTCGTCTGGCATCCTCAAATGCACACTCTGCATCTTGCCGGCTGGCAGTACCTTGCCAAGCGGGGCATCGAGACATCGCAGACGGTGGCGTACAAGCTCGGGTTCGGTCGAATGGGGCGCTTGCGGCAGTACATCCTCTTCCCGATCTTCATGGACGGCGGGATGGTCTACTGGCAAGGCCGCGCATCGTGGGATCCGCCGGCCAAGGTTTCGCCGGAAGAGCGCAAGGCATGGATTGAAGAGACGCATTACCGCAAGACGTTGAACCCCATCGTGAAGCCTGGCGAGGCGACTGCGAGCGACGCCATCTTCAATTATGACCGTGCGATGAACCAAGAGCACGTCGTCATCTGCGAAGGACCGATCGATGCGATGAAAGTCGGTGTGCATGCGGTGGCGTTGCTCGGCAAGATTGCTGCGCCGCAGAAGATCGAGAGGCTTCGCCGCATGAGAACGCGGCGCTACACGGTCTATCTGGACCGTGGCGAGGAAGAGTACGAGTGCGCGCGGCGCCTGGCGGCGGAGCTTTCTGCGTATGCGCCGACTTTCATCGCGGTGCCGCCGGAAGGGCACGATCCGGGTTCGCTCACTGCGATGCAGAACGCGGCAGTCATCCGAGACGCGGAGCCATTCCGGCCTGTTCTGGCGAGTGATCTGAAGCCGTAAGAACGTCGTTTTTACGGCATCCTGAATCTTGCCAAATTCATCTCCGACCGGGCTTATCTATATTGGTGAGCGGCGAGAGAGCCGCCAGGGAGGTCCCCCATGGGACGGAGCGTGTTGGTGACGTGGCTCATCGTGAGATGAAGTGTCCGGCTTGTGGTCCTTCGCACGGCGTGGTGCCCTGGATAACTCAGGCTGGGGATGGGTTCGACTCCCATCGGTGCGGCTGCCGCCAAAGAGCGGCGAGAGGAGGAACAATGAGCAAGGCGGGTGCGTAGATGGCGACCGAGGACAAGCAGTTGCGACGGCGTACGCTCCGCGAGGCGATGGAACACTTGGCGTACTTGGAGCTTCGCGAATCGTTCAGAGAAGACGATGAGTCTTTCTTGCGCGCCGTAGCAGCGCGCATCGTCG